TGCAGTATAGCGATGAACAGGAAGAACAGGATTTAAAACTTACAGCCAAGAAAAAATGGTTGTTGGATTTCAAAAAGTTCTATTCGTATCTATCCAATCATAGCCTCAAGGTAATCGAAGATAGAACCAATGATTTTCTTGAAAAAATGAACACAAATCTTTCAGTTCAAATTGATGGGTTTAAAGTTTTAGCAGACAATTCTTTAAGAGAACAAATATCTGTAAGTGTATTGAGAGATGGTGAAATTGAAGGATTAGCAAATCAGTTTTCGCAAGGTGAACAAGCAAGATTGGAAATATCTATTATTTTAGCATGTCAAAGTATAATTAATGAAACAGCAGGAATAGGTAAAGGATTAGATTTGATATTTATAGATGAAGTGCTTGATTCTCTTGATTCCGAAGGGCAAAAAGCAATGGCTAAAGCATTATCAAGTGTAAATAAAACTATCTTTGTAATTTCTCATGTCGAGATAGAAGAAGTAGTAGATAACAATGTATTGACAATAATAAAAGAAAATAAAATATCAAGTATAAAATGAAAAAGTTAGATTTAACTGGTCAAAGATTTGGTAGATTAATTGTTGTTGAAGAAATAGGAATAAGTAAACATGGTAGAATTATTTGGAAATGTCAATGTGACTGTGGGAATGAACATATTGCTATATCAAACAATTTAAGAAATGGTGACACAAAATCATGCGGTTGTTATCGTAAAGAAAATCCAAATAGAATCACACATAATGAAACACGTACAAAATTGTATAGAGTGTGGCAAAATGCAAAAAATAGATGTTGTCGTCTAAAAGATAAAAGTTATAAGCACTATGGAGGTCGCGGTATCCAAATGTGCGATGAATGGAGAAATGATTTTGTTGCTTTTCGGGATTGGGCGTATTTAAACGGCTATCAAGATGGTCTTGAAATAGATAGGATTGACAATGACAGTGATTATTGTCCAGAGAATTGTCAGTGGGTTACAGAAAAAACTCAAGCAAATAATAGAAGGAATAATCATCCAATAACTTTTAATGGTAAAACCCAAAATATAGTACAGTGGACAGAAGAATTGGGAATAGGTAGAAGTATAATAAAAAACAGAATAAGATTGGGTTGGTCTATCGAAGACGCTTTAACAAAGCCTGTAAGAAGAATATTTAATTAAAAAAGAATTGATGTAACATGCACAAAATGTACAAAATAGATTTGACTGGTCAAAGATTCAATATGTGGATTGTTCTTGAATTTAGTCATAAAGCAAAATATGGTTCTTTTTGGAAATGTCAATGTGATTGTGGGAACATACGTATAATTAGTTCAGGAAGTCTTAAAAGTGGTAATAGTAAATGTTGTGGTTGTAAAAGAAAACATACAAAAAGGGTAATACGTAAAGAATTAAAGGGATACAGAATTGATTTGACAGGACAAATGTTTGGTGTTTGGGAAGTAATTGAATACAATAAAACAAAATATGGTTATTGGTTGTGCAAGTGCAAATGCGGAAATATACGTTCTATTCATAGCGGAGATTTAAAAAGAAAAGGACAAAGTAGAATTTGTGATTGTTTCAAAGAACATAAACAAGCAAACACTAAATTGTACAGAATATGGACAGATATAAAATCCAGATGTCACGACCTTAACAACAACACGTATAAATATCATGGGGCAAAAGGTGTCAAGGTTTGCGATGAATGGTTGGAACGTTTTGACAAATTTAGAGATTGGGCGGTGTCAAATGGATATAAGGATTTTACTATTAAACGTATAAACAAAAACGGCGATTATTCTCCAGAAAATTGTAAAATAATAATTAAAAATAATTGATATGAACGAGATAAATAGAGATTGGTTTAACAGGCTTATAGACGAGCATAATGAATTGGAAGAAAAGACCAATAAACTTGCAGAGTTCCTTTTAAGCGTGGCTTATAACAAATTGTCAAAAGCAAATAGAATATTGCTTAAAGAACAATGGAAAGTCATGGATACGTATAAAGATGTACTTAAAGTCAGAATTGAATTAAACAAACCAAATGAATAAAATGTTGAAGGTATTAGAATTTATTTTTCAGAGTTTCTGGCATTGGGTTGGTACTATTATCATCATACTTACTATAAGTGCTGGAATTGCAGAAATAATCAGAGCATTTTTAAAACGATGAGTAAAGATTTAGAATTTAGAATTGATACAGTGAAATTACTGCATGAAATTGCTGATTGCGGAATACCTTATAATTGCGGGGTGCTTAAAGTTCCATTGAATGTTTTAAGAATTTTACTTGCAAAGGTCGCAAAAAGAGCGATTGAATTAAACGATAAAGAGTTGCATATCTTAATGTTGAATTTGGGATTGTATGATGTACCTCAAATGGAAATTCCTGGTATAATTGATAGATTAAGAGATGGTAACAATCATTAAGAACAATGAAAAGCCTATCTTTGTGTTTGTAATGTATGTTTTGGTAAAAGATGAATAATATGATTAATTTAGAAGGTCAAAGATTCGGCAGATTGGTCGTTATTGAATATAGTCATACAGATAGAGGGGTGCATTGGAAATGTCTGTGTGATTGTGGAAATGAACATGTTGTTCATGCAGGAAATTTGCGTAGAAAAATAGGAGGGACAAAAAGTTGTGGTTGTTTAGTTAAAGAATTGTTTAATAATAGAACTCATGGTCAAACTGATACAAAGTTGTATTTTGTATGGGTAGGAATGAGAAATAGGTGCAATAGAAGCAATACTCCTCATTATAAGAATTACGGAAATCGTGGTATTTCTATTTGTGATAAGTGGGCAAACTCATTTGAGAATTTTCAAGACTGGGCTTTAGCCAATGGCTATCAGGAAGGTCTTGAAATTGACCGAATTGATAACGATGGTGATTATTGTCCAGAGAATTGTCGGTGGGCCACCAGAAAAGAACAACATAATAACAAAAGAAATAATCGTTCTTTGACTTTTAATGGTAAAACCCAAAATTTGGGACAATGGGCTGATGAATTGGGAATTAATCGTATGACCTTAACATGGAGATTGAGCAAAGAATGGAGTGTTGAAGAAATTTTAAATAAACCAATAAGAAAAAAGAAAAATGCGTGAAGTAATTGCATATACAGATGGTAGTTGTTATTGGCGTACTCGTCAAGGAGGATGGGGATTGTATCTAACTTATGTTGATGAAGATGGAACACTTATCCATGAAAAAGAAGTTTATGAACAATGCGAAGATACTACGATAGGGAGAATGGAAATTGTTCCTATTATAAAAGCAATAGAGTTACTTACACCTCTTAAAAAAAATATAAATTATAGCATAGTATCCGATAGTGAATATGCTATAAATACGTGTCACAAGCAATGGTTTCTTACATGGCAAGCCCAGAATTGGGAAGGCAGAAAAAATGCTGACTTATGGAAACGGTTTTACGGACTGTTTGTAAAGTATGATTTAAGTCGCATTAAGTTCATACATACACGAGGTCATAATAAAGGTTCAAAAAAATATATTCGTGGAAATAATATCGCTGACAGATTAGCCGGTAAATGGAAGTCTGAAAAAACATACTATCCGTATCCCGGTGATGATGAACACCCACTGAACGAAATTTTTGGCAATAGTCCTTTGGGACAACAACAAGATTTTTGGTAAAAAAAAATATAGAAACTATATGTTTGGCACGAAATTTGTTTGTATATTTGCAGCGTTTTTTGACATCATCTTTTAAGCGACCGGTACGCGAGAAACCAAAGTGCAGGAGTAAGGTATCGGTTTGCTTTTTACGCCCCTATCGTCTAACGGTTAGGACATCAGGTTTTCAACCTGGAAATACGAGTTCGATTCTCGTTGGGGGTACAAGAAATCCAACCGTCACTGGTTTTGCGGCAATGGTGTAAGATGACTTCCTAACTTTGATTTGCACAAGGTTAGCAAATATGCAAACTCTTATTTAGAAACCAGTATTTTTTTAATAATCAAGAAGAAGAAAATGTGTAAAATAAGTGAAGATGTGGTTGAACACAGTGGTTTTGTTACCTTCCCTGCAAGGCATGACACTTATATCAAGAACGGTCATTTTCTATCCATCACAGATAGACGAGAAACCGGATTTGAAATTCATGTATGGTTTGTTCATACGACATCTGGGGAACGGCAAGATGTGTTCTTCGGAACAGTACAAACCGAAATAGAATTTAAAGTATTGTTGAAAATGTTAAATTTATTAGGAAATGAGTAAGAAAGGAGAGGTCTTTGACCCAAAACTCTCGATTGAATTGATACCACAAACTGCGTGGTATTCTAATTTAAGAAGCCACCTAACCAATGCCGCGTGGGATAAGGTGCGAAAAAAGTGCTACAAGATAGCAAACTACAAATGCGAAATATGCGGCGATTCAGGATTAAATCAAGGGTTTCCTCATCCTGTCGAATGTCACGAAGTATGGCGTTATGATGACGAAAATAACAAGCAATACCTTATCAGGCTCATTGCTTTATGTCCTTTGTGTCATCAGGTAAAACATGCCGGATTAGCGTTGTTAAATGGACAACGAGAAACAGTTATCAATCAATTAGTAAAAGTAAACGAAATCAGTAAACAAAAAGCAGCGGCTTATCTGACCAAATCGTTTAAGATATGGGAAGAACGTAATAAGGTTGAATGGAAAACTGATGTGGATTATCTTAAAACTTATTTAAAAGATTAATGACAACGGATTTATTTGAACCCTATTTCTTTGTTGAAATAGACGAAGATACAGCAGACAGAAGGTTAAGAGAGTTATACAAAAAAGGATATGTACTTGTAGCAGCAGTTCCGAGAGGTACTCTCGGTGGCAATATTGGTAATTCAGACGGTATTGCTCAAGTATATTCAATCAAATACATTTTACATCGGAAAATAAATTAAATTTAATTTTTATGTATAGTAAAGAAGATTCAATAGACGCGACAATAGAGTATTTTGATGGAGATGAGTTGGCGGCGGAAGTATGGGTAGATAAGTACGCCGAATGTGATGAAGATAAGACGGAATTTTATGAGTTAGTGCCGGACGATATGCACGATAGGTTGATAAAGGAGTTTGTACGAGCAGAAAGTAAATATGACCTCTTGTATAAAGAATTTCCTAACAATTTTGATGATTTATCAGAACATGGTAAGATAAGGTACATGAGGCTTATGAATATGGGTGAAGATGCCAGGTGTGAATTTTTCAAGAATTTCTTCTATAATTTTAAACTTATCGTACCCGCAGGTTCTATTATGGAGGCATTAGGAACTGATAAAGTTCAGTCATACGCTAATTGCTTTGTAACGCAAATACCGGAAGACAGTGTAGAAGAAGTGTATATGTCCGCTCATGCAACAGCACAGATTGGTAAAAGACGAGGTGGTGTCGGAGTGGATTTATCGTTATTAAGGCCCAATGGTGCTTCGTTAGATAATGCAGCAAAAATATCATCTGGAGTAGTTGATTGGATGAAAGTTTATAATGTGACCGGTGAAGTTATCGGGCAAAACAATCGCAAAATGGCAATGATGATTTCTCTTGATGTTCGGCATCCCGACATCGAAGAGTTTATTATTTGCAAGCAAAAACTCAATTCAATCAATAGTGCCAACATTTCTGTTCGGGTATGCGATGAGTTCAAAAAAGCAGTTGATAATGATGAAGATTATGTTTTAAGATTTCCTTGCGATTGGAACGTTGAAATTTCAAAGATTGAAGATTACGACAACCTTCCTTACGGCGAACTTATCGGTATAGACAGGTTTCAACAATCTCCTGCTTATATAAAGAAAGTAAGAGCAAAAGAACTCTGGAATAAAATAATTCATTCAGCGTGGGCCACTGCTGAACCGGGTATTTTAAATTGGGATAGGATTATCAATTATGACCCGACATCTGTTTATCCTAAATTAAAAGCAAGGACAACAAACCCATGCGGCGAATTGCCATTATCCGAATTTGACAGTTGCCGTCTTATTCACGACAATTTATATGGGATTGTAATACATCCTTTCAAAGAAGATTTTGCTCGTATAAATGAAGAATATGCGTATGGTGTTTTTTATGAATGTCAGGTTCAAGCCGACAATCTTGTAGATTTGGAAATAGAAGCCATTGACAATATTCTTGAAAAAATACAACCCGGATACAAGGCTTTTTTATTAGGCGAACCAGTTAATGTTTTTTCTCTTGAAATGGTTGAAAAACAAGAATTTCAGTTGTGGTTAAAAATACGTCAAATGGCAGTAGCCGGTCGCCGAACAGGTTGTGGTTTTACAGGATACGCCGATATGTGTGCTGCACTTGGATTAAAATACGGACATGAAGATACTTGGAAAATATTCAAGATAAAAATGCGAGCCGAACTTGATGCCTCTATTGACATGGCGATATTAAGAGGCCCATTTCCATTATGGGATAGAGATAAAGAATTTGATTATCTTTTAGGCGAAGAATTTCACGAAACGACAGGGTATCAAATACTGTCCGGTACAAGTGATTGGTATGACATGCTTTTGGAAGAGTTTCCAGAGCAAGCCAAAAGAATGATTAAGTACGGTCGTAGAAATGCAGGTTTATCAACGGTTGCGCCGACAGGTACAGTAAGTATTATGACACAAACCACATCGGGCATTGAGCCGTTATTCAAACCTTGTTATACTCGAAGAAAATCGCTGCCAAACAATGCAAAGAAATTTGACTTTCAAGATGTCAATGGCAAAAAGTATTCCGAACATATAGTTGTCCACCCCAAACTACGCAAATGGTTAAGAGAAGGTAATTTTGTGTACGAAAAACTTGAAAAGGATTGTACGTTGGAAGATTGGCAAAGGATATATGAGATGTCGCCTTATTGGGGTCAATGTGCGGAGAATATCTGGTCAGCAGACAGAATAAGAGTTCAGGCAGAGGCTCAAAAATATACTACTGCTTCTATCAGCAGTACGATAAACTTACCTAAATCAGCCACAGTTGAAGATGTTGAAGCAATATACAACATGGTTTTTAAAAAAGGTTGTAAGGGAGTTACAATATATCGCGAAGGTTCAAGAGCCGGAATACTTATTGATTCATCAAAAACCAAAAAAGAAGAATGTTTTTGTTATGAAGATGCCATCAAACGACCGAAATTAGTGGATTGTAACGTTCATATAATAACTGCTCTCAAAGATAGATGGTTAGTTTTGGTAGGTATCATCGAAAATAAACCGTATGAAATATTTGCCTTGCCATTTAGCAATGTGCTATCCGAAGGTCAATCTTTGAAAAAATACAAAGATATTAAACTATGTATTGTAAAGTCAAAGAAAAGAAAGTACAATCTCATAAACAAAGAAACAACAGAAATCCTTATTGAGGATATTGTTTCATTGATGAGTAATGATGACGAGCGGACAGATACAAAACAAATATCCCTCGAACTTCGTCACAAAATTCATCCGAAATGGATTGTCAGGGCAATAGATAAAAAGTTTGGAAATATTACATCATTCGACAAAGCCATTGCGCGTGTATTAAGTAAGTACATTAAAGATGGCGAAGAATGTGGAAATTTATGTGATACCTGCGGTGACAAGTTAGTCTATGAAGGCGGGTGTGTAAAATGTTTAAGTTGTGGTAACTCAATATGTAGATAAAATGATAACAGAAAAAATGGTAATAGCAATAGATTTTGACGGAACTTGTGTTAAACACAGGTATCCACACGTTGGCGAAGATATTGGCGCAGTTCCGGTATTAAAAAAATTAGTAGAAAATGGTCATAAACTGATACTGTACACAATGCGTTCCAGTCTGGATAACGGATTAAATGATGCGTTAAATTGGTTTAGAAACAATGATATTCCATTATATGGCATACAACGAAATCCGACCCAAGATTGGACAAACAGTCCCAAATGCTTTGCAAATTTGTACATTGATGATGCAGCACTCGGTATTCCGCTTATTCACGAAGATATTATAAGCCAAAACTATGATTCTTATGTGGATTGGAAACGTGTAGAACTTGAATTAAAAAATTTAGGAGTAATCAAATGAAAAGAGACCTTATTTTTATAACTGGTGTATCTGGTGTATTTTCAATTTTAATTTGTGTTTTTTGTTTAATAAACCTAAAAACAGTAAAGACTTATAGAGAGGAATTAACTACACTCCAAGAAATGGTGTATTTGCTTGATACAGATGTTGAAAAAGTTAAATGTGTTACCTATCATCACGAAACCATTTTCAATTCTATCAAACACACAGAGCCTATTGACAGGAAATGGGCTGCGGTAAAATTGGCTATTGCTTGGACTGAAAGCAGACTTCAAACTGATGTGATAGGTCAAAATGACGATGTAGGTATAATGCAAATAACACCTATATTTGTTAGGGAAGCGAATAGACTTCAAAGTCAATTTGTGTTTACAAATGCTTGCAGACATGACCCTTTTAACTCTATACTAATGTTCGAGATAATAAACAATTATCTAAACCCTGAAAGATGTATCGAAAAGGCAATTAAACTTCATAATCCGGGGGGTGGAAGAATGTATAGAAACAAAGTAATGAAAGCATACGAATTGTTCTATGCTTTGTTACATGAATACGAAGATGGTTGGATTTGGTAATTTTTAAAAACTTAATAAAATGAATGTAGAAATAATTGACAGTGCCACTATATTAGGCAAAGAATTTACGGTGTACAGACGGACAGATGACCGTCTGACAATCACTCCTTTGTTTTCGGCTAACGAGATTTGTGAATGGATTGATTGGAGAAGAAGTGTTGATGGCGGTCATAACATCGTCACCCTTTTAGATATGGTTGATGAAAAAGACAAAATCAATATCAAAGAAGATGGAAAAAATAAATGGTATATCACCGAAAATGGTTTATATGATATACTATTTTTATCCAATGAACCAATAGCCAAAGCCTTTAAGAAAGAAGCAAAGGACTATTTGATAGCATTGCGGTTACATGGTGTCGTCAGAACTACCATTAAAAGCAATGAAGTGATTGAGTTTGTTTTTAACATGAAAACAAGGGCGCAAAAGCCGAAACCATCAGAAATAACTGTTTATACTGATGAACATGGCGTAACTCATCTCTTTTGTAGTATGTTCGGAAAAGAAACTATTTGTGGAATTGATGTATCAGATATTGTCCACAAAGGCAAAGTTAAACAGATTACCTGTTCTGATTGCAAGGAAATATTTGAGCGGATAAAAGGATTGGTATGATAACTATGAACTGCAAACCTCTTTCAGTCAATGATGCTTGGAAGGGTAGAAGGTATAAAACCGATGAATATAAGGCTTACGAAAATACTTTGTTATGGTTGCTTCCGAAGATTGATTTACCACCGTCACCGTATGAAATATGGTACGAGTTCGGAATGAGTAAATCATCGGACATTGATAACCCATTAAAGACTTTTCAAGATATACTTTGCAAAAAGTATGACTTTGATGATAGAAATATTGAAGTTGTTCGTATCAAGAAAACAGTTGTAAAAAAAGGTGATGAGTTTATTAAATTTGACATAAAGACGTATGAAGGCTAAATTATTAAAAATGGTCAGGAAAAAGGCCCAATTCAAATATTACATAGACGGATACGGTGTGTATATGATGAAGTTAGACGATAAGTTTTATAAAGCACCCAGTTTCAGAGAAATATTAGAATGTTTCATATACAAAACTTTTGGTGTAATTAGAGGTGACGACATAATTGAAAGTAACAAGCAAAGAAAAGAAAAAAGATTGGAACTTAAACGTTGGAATGAAAGTCAAAGTCTTTTAAAAGATAGATTTAATAAGATATGACTTTAAAAGGATTGATAGCATGTGAGGAAAGTCAGGTAGTATGTAAGGCTTTCAGGGAACAAGGAATTGAAACTTGGTCTTGCGATATACTGCCAGAAAGTGGAGGTCATCCTGAATGGCATATCCAAAGAGATATTATAGATTTCATTGAGGATATAGAAGAAAGAATAGATTTCGTCATTGCTTTTCCACCATGCACACATCTCACTGTTCGCGCACAATATTGGAACAAAATCAAAAATAAGCATGAAGAAAAATATGATGCCATTAATTTTTTCATGCTGTTTGCCGAACTTGATGTCAAATACAAGGCTATCGAAAATCCTATCGGGATTATGTCCACTGTTTATCGGAAACCTGACCAGATTATTCATCCTTATTGGTTTGGCGACCCCGAACAAAAAAAGACTTGTTTGTGGCTGTATAATCTACCACCCCTCGTTCCTACGAATATGGTAGAACCGATTTTTAAGTATTATGCAACAGGTTACAAAGTGTCTTTTTGTGATAAATTTTCACCGAGCGAAGATAGACAGAGATTAAGGTCAAAAACCTTTCCGGGAATAGGAAACGCAATGGCAACACAATGGTCAAAACACATGTTTAAAATGGAGGGAATTATATGATAATGACAATACATTATTCTGCACGTTGCAAGGATTGCCGATATTGCGGATATTACAATCCACTAAAAAAAGATGGTACTGAAAGTCGTGTAATAAGGCATAAGTGCTATGTAACAAATAAACAGATTTGTAAAAGAGATTTAGTATGTGATAGATTTACGGAAAGTTGGGCTAATTGGTCAAGTATTCCTTACAGTTTTTCACATATTGAAAGGAGTTTCACAGTTCCTTTTGTCGAAACTTCGAGTAAGCCAAATCCAAATTATACAACATCGGGAAAAATTTATCCGCCAGAAAACACTTATAGATTGATACCATGAATCAGAATGATGTGAAAGAAATTTTGGATTATCTATCCGAGAGTTTGTCGAAGAAATGGCTTTCCTATTGTGACAAGAAGTCAAGATTGGCTTTCGCTGATTTTTTTGCCAAGAAAAGAAGTTTCGGAGTTCAAACCATGTACGATTTCCTGATATTTCAATTAAATTATTGGGAGTATGCAGACAAAATGAAAAGGTTTGACGGTAAAATACCGCTCGAATGGCTTATAGGTCAAACAGCATATAGACGTTGGACATTGAAAAGCGAACATTGGAAATATTACAATGACAAGTATTGCGAAAAACATGGGTTAAAAACTCAATGGATAGTAGAAGAAGTGGTTAATATTTTTGAGTTGGAAGAAAAAGAAAGAGGTAGGTATTTTTATACTGAAAAAGGTTTACTTCATTGTTTAGACCATGCTTCTTACAATAAAGATAGTATATATTGCGTAAAATGTAAATATCAAGAAATATGTTGCAGGTAAAAGATAGATACCAGATTTGTAATGGATGCGGAAAAACGGCGTTCATCGTTAATAAGACCAAAATTTTATGCACGAACTGCAATTACAAACGGTTGCATAACGGCAAAAATTCATGGCAAGTATCGGCGGAAAAGCCGAAGAAAAAACTTGTAAAGAAAGCCACCGGCGAACTCAAGGTATTCGAGGAAATATGGCAAGAAAGGCAGCCTTATTGCATTAATTGCGGTAGATGGCTCGGTAGAGAAATGAAAACTCACTTCTTTGCTCACATCAAACCTAAAAGCACTTATCCCGAACTCCGATTAGACAAAGATAACATCATGCTTCTTTGCATGGATTGTCACTTTGCGTATGACCATCAGGGCCAAGAGGCTTATAGAAAATTAAGAAACGTATGAATAGATTGATAGGAGGATTAGGGGCAAGTAATCATGCTGACGAAGAAAGGCAGGAAGATGATTTTTATGCTACCGAGCCAAAAGCAGTTAAACTTTTGTTGGAACTTGAAGAATTTGATGACGATATTTGGGAATGTGCCGCAGGCAAAGGACATATAAGCGAAATTCTCGAAGACGCGGGTTATAATGTTGTTAGCAGTGATTTAGTTGATAGAGGTGTTGATTGGATACATACCCCTATTGATTTTTTGAAATGCAATAAAAATTGGAGAGGTGATATAATTACCAATCCACCTTACAAACATGCCCAAGAATTTATCGAAAAAGCACTTGAACTTATCAATGACGGCAATAAAGTAGCAATGTTCCTTAAAATTCAATTTCTCGAAAGCCAAACAAGAAAACAGTTGTTTGAAAAATATCCTCCTAAAAGAGTTTGGATTTCTTCATCAAGATTATTTTGTGCAAAAAATGGAGAATTTCATAAGTACAAAGCAACTGCATTATGTTATTGTTGGTATATTTGGATAAAAGGTGATAATTCTGTAACACAATTAAAATGGTTTAACTAATGAAAATAATTAAAGAAGGATATTTACCTAATAAAGATTTTAATGTGATACGTTTTACATGTATAAATTGCACAACAATTTTTGATTGCAAAAAAGATATTTGTGATTTAAGGAAAGAATTGTTTTTTGGACAACCTGCAATAGAAGAAGAACATTTTGCATTTAATTGTCCTCTTTGCAATGAAAAATGTTGGCATGTAAAGTTTAAACATAAAAAACAACAACAATGAAAACAATTAAACAAGTAAGAGAAGTTTTCGATATAATCGGTCTTTCAGGTATGACAGATTTAATGGATGTTCTTATTGAAAATCCCGAAGAAGATGAATTGGTCGCGGACGAGATAGAACAATTTATTTTGGGTTTTAACCAATCAACGCTCGAAGATACTTTGATTGGAGTTGAAAATGCAAAATCAACGATGATACAGTTGTTCAATATTTCTGTTTCGAGGTTTGATATTCATAACATTGCCCTCGAACAGATATACGACAATAAGCAAAATGCCGTTGTATATTGTATAATTCTCAATCATAACATACCGGAAACTGCAAGAACACGTCTGACAGATTATGTTTTGGCACGATATTTGTGTAAAGAAGAACGAGAAACAGCATGGCGTTCACTAAAAAATAAACTTCGGTTCTTCGGAATCGTAATAAGATAAGATATGAGGACACAGTACACCTTAACAGGATTAAAAGATTATCTTCAAGAAAAATATGGAGGTAAGGGAACAGGCGGTAACGTTGGATTTACCGACCAAGATATACAAGGGTATATCAGACGTGGTAAACTGCCCGACCATTTTGGCGGGGATAAGATTAAGCAGGGTAAGCAACTTGTTAAGGGGGGCCGGCCCGTTTATTATTTAACACCGATAAAAACATGAAAAAGTTATTTCAGTATTTAAAAAATAGATACATTGATTTCAGATTAAATCGTTGCATAAAAGATATTGAATTTGTAAAAGTAAAAGAACTTGAATGGTGGAATATAACTCCAGGCAGCATAAGTTATTCAAACAATTTTATAAGACCAGTCCTTAAAAAAGGAGTAAAACCCAACTGGTATCGTTTAAGATTAATGGGTTTAATGACATTAGAAATCGCTGAAATTCAAGATTACATAGTTCGTATGAAGTGGAAAGAAATAGAATACATTTCAGACGCTGCTGCCACTCAATATTTCGGCGGATTTGGCTTTGGAATGGATACATCATCAACAATTTCGGCAATAAAACCAAAAACAAAATATTTTAATTATGACACACCATAACGATTTTATAGTATTTGACCTTGAAACCGGCGGATTGAAAGCCGAAGAAAACGCGATATGCGAAGTTGCATTTTGCGTAATGGATTGGGACTTGAATGATGTAGTACATTACAACAAAACAATCGCGCCATACGATAAGAATTTAACCTACTCACCACAGGCACTTGAAGTCAATAAACTGACAATGGCTGAAATTAAGAATGGGGCAAGTTCGCGTGATGTATTAGATAAAATCATTAATCTCTTTGAAGCCTCAAAGAAACGCACAAAGAAAAAGCCTATTTTGTGCGGACACAATATTGAAAATTTTGATTTTCCTTTTCTCGAAGCCTTTTTCAAATTTCACAAAGTAGATTTGTGGAAGTATATTGAGCGATACTGCGTTGATACAATGTGGTGGGCGAGATGGAGATATAAAGAAAGTGAAAATTTCAAATTAGGCACTGTATTGGGAAAAGAGGATATTCACATATCATCATCACATACCGCTCTCGGAGATACCGAAGCAACAAAAGAATTAGTTAAATGTTATATTAAAGCATTGAGAGGAGATGGCAAAGCAGCAGAAACTACTCCCGAAAAAAGATTTAGAAATACGTTCCAATTCTAAACGTGACCCTAAAACTGTTTTCGAGATTAATAATACATATAATCACGTTGAACAGTTCATTAATTTAATGGACGAAAGATGTATTCTTGAGTTATGTTCGGGATATGTCAATGATATTGACAAAATATTCGATGTAATTCAGGAAGAAACCATGAGTATTGTTAATTTAAGAAGTGATAGAGTGAACACTTCTGAATTAAATTACCTTCCAAGCCTTAAAACAGGTTATGAAGAATATTTAAGAAAGATGAGTTTACCTTACTTCGTGAGTAGTTGTATACCTGATTACCAAATGGCTTATCACTGCATCGAATGGATGCAGATGATAATGCTGTATCCCAAATTATGTATTCTTGCCAGTCGTGACCATTCAAAAAGTTTCACGCTTTCTTTTGCGTCAATTATATGGGATATGTACCGTTATGAAAAACGTACAGAATTGATTGAACCACCAAAAGATATTATCAACTGTCGGGAATCAATGCTTATTACAAACGAGTTCAAACTTGCAAAGAAATTACTTAAAAAAATAAAATCTGAAATTGAGAGTAATGATATTTTGCATGAGAAATTGTATCCGGGACGATTTGCCGAAGGTTGGTCGAAGGAAAGTTTAACTTGCAAAAATGGCGCAGAATTGACTTTGAGTTCGTTTCACTCATCAAATCGTGGGCCACACCCCGGAAGAATAACCGTAGATGACTTTTTAGACCGCTCGGCATTATATTCAAAAGATGCTCGTGATAGATTTTTAGAAGCATTTATGGCAGAGGTTATGAACATGATTATTCCAAGTGGAAGGGTGCGTGTTATAGGTACTCCTTTTCACTTGGAAGATTTATACCATGTTCTAAAAAAAGATGATGATTGGCAAGCATTTGAATATCCTGCATTATTTCCTGATGGGTCTGTACTGTGGCCCGACCGGTATGATTTTGATGCTCTCATGGGTAAAAGAAAGACTTTCGGAAACCTTATTTTTTCTCGTGAGTTTTTAGTCCGGCCCATTTCTGACACAATATCTATCTTTCCATATTCTATATTGGAAGTTGCTTTTATTGGTATGGATAAAATGAGATTGGTAAATAACAGACAATCCTATTCAACAAAATTCAAAAAAGTTGTTATAGGATGTGACTTTGCCTTATCAGCAACTGCCGCTGCCGATTACAGTGTTTTTGCAGTTATGGGAATTGACCATACAGATTGCATACATTTGTTACATATAACTCGTCTTCATGGTGCATCGCATAACGAACAGATTTTAAGAATACAGCGATTAAATTCTGATTTCAATCCGAACATCATTGTTTTTGAAACTAACGGTTTCCAAAAGATAATGCTTGATTTGGCAAAAGAAGCAGGTATGCGTAACGTAATGCCATTCAATACAACCGGATTTAAGAAAAAAGATGCTTACTCCGGCGTTCCATCGTTAGCCGTTATGTTTGAACGTGGTGAGATTAAATTCCCAAGAGGCGATGAATATTCTATTGAAACCACAAATTATATCTGTTCGGAGTTTAATAGTATGGTGTTTGATGAAGATAGCGGAAAACTTGAGGCAGCGTCAGGCAAAGATGATGCAGTTATGGCTATATTTTTTGCAGTTCTTGGCATGAAAACTGTTAATACAGGATTTAGAATTTCGATATTGGATACCTCTGTAATGATGAATTGATATGTTTACAAAGCACATTTACCAAACAAAAAAGTTTCTTGATATTGTCGTGAACAATATGGATAATCTTTATGTTGCTAATTCAGGCGGTAAAGATAGTGTTGTGATGTATTTTATATTGCAGGAAATGGGAATTAAACTTCCTACCATTCATAGCAATACAACCATTGACCCCGATGGTACATTGAAATTTATACGCGAAACTATGCCCGATACCGTTATCATACACCCCAAAGAAAGTTTTTATCAGTTGGTTGAAAGAAAAAGTTTTCCTTCAAGATGGAATAGATATTGTTGTGAAATTTTAAAGGAAAACGGCAGCGCAGGTAAAAACACAATCGAAGGTGTTCGCTCGGAAGAAAGTAGAACCAGAGATAGAGATTACATAGTTTGTGATACTCGTAAATCAATGAAAGGTAAACAACATATATATCCTTTATTGGATTGGACAGAAGAACAAATATGGCGATATATCAGGAAAAAAGATTTACCTATTGCACCCTGTTACAAATTAGGTCTGAAAAGACTTGGATGTGTGGCATGTCCTCTTGCTTCTCCAAAAGTAAGACTTAAAGAATTAGAATTGTATCCTCGTAGATATAATGCTTATAAAAATGCCATCGAAAAAGGCATGGCTAAAAATCCTCAATGGAAACTTACACAGTTCACAGGGGGGGTAGGAGAAACAGCCATGCAGTGGTGGTTATCAGGAAAACCTATGAATGAATTTTTTAAATAATAAATAATGGCAAAAATAACAATAGAAGAACGTGCTGAAATATTATCAATGGCAGCACAAGCAAGAAGTGATTTATACTTGGGTGGTTTTTTAACCGAAAGAGAAAATGACAAGATACATGCTAAAATAAAAAAGTATCAAGATAAGTATAAAATAGATGGCAGTTTAGTTAAAACACGTTATAATTCTTAAAAATATGTCAGGGGGGTCGTTTTGATTATATGCAATACCAATTTAACAGTGTTGCAGAAGAAATTCTCGAAGAAATTCGGAATAGCGAAAAAGGATATGAAGGTTATTCTCACGACCAATGGGGGACTGGAAGACCTTACGAACAATTTGGGCATGATGAAAACGGTAAAGAAATTACTGTGAAGCCCAAAGGTTGGAATAGGTATAGTAAAGAAACTATACAAGAGTTCCAAATTGCTTATCTCAAATGCAGAGAAGCGGGTGTTTATGCACAACGAGTAGATTGGTTTTTATCGGGTGATGATGGTGAGGAATCTTTTCATCAAAGATTAGAAGAAGACATTAGAAGACTTTATGTAGAAATCAAGGAACTTGAAGCAAATAATTGGTATATTGGGGTTGAAAGACCCGATGATGAATAGTGTTGAATTAATAATTTTTGTAAAATGAAAAAAGAAGTAAAAGACTTTAGAGATTTTTTAAAATTTCTGGCTTCCGTATCAGACGGAGTTGAATTTATAGGTGACGATGACTGTGACTGCGAATTTTGCAGAGGTAAAAGAGAAGAAGTGGCTGCGTTTTTCGATAGGAACAAAGACAAAACTCCTTTGCAAGCCTTTTTAGAAGATTTGAACAGGACATTAGACAAGAAAATAAAAGAAAGAGAGGGTAATCCTTTCAAAATTGTCAAAAGAACTTTCGGTGACGGCAAAGAACTTTTTCAAGTTGTCAAGAAAGGTAACGACATTGACACTCCTTTTGAAACTGTTGAACAAGCAAGGGAACACGTCAAAAAATTGTCCGGCGATTTGATAATCAAAGAAGAAATTGTCGAATAGTTTGGCATGATATTTGTGTAATAAAAATAGGTCGTTCCAATGGTTCTTGGATTAAATGTGTTAGGCAGCGACCTATTTTTTAATTTTAAAAACATGTTCAAGAATAAATTTTGTAATAATTGTATCAGAAATCTCGGTAAAGAAGAATGTCAAATAACAGAGATTTATTCAAATGACGAAGGACGTATTGTTTTTACTTGTGCATATTTGCCAATAAAAATAAATTTTACATATAAAATTGAAGACGATGACACAAACACTGATTGACATAACAGGAGAGAAGTTTCATAGACTGACAGTTATTGGTTTCAGTCACATGCAGATACGTAAAACTACTGCCCGAACAGGTGGTAGAAGTATGTGGTTTTGCAGATGTGATTGTGGAAAAGAAGTAGTTTTACGGAAAGATGCTTTTGCTTATAAAAGCAGTAGGACAAAATCATGTGGTTGTTGGCACAAAGAAAGAAGTAGTAAAGTCTGTATAGAAAGAAATACTACCGATAATCCTACCCCAAGAGGTGATGACCACTATATGCGTAAAGAAAAAAGAAGATACCCGACCTGTCCAAAGACCGGTCAATTTGTAAAATGGAAATAAAATGCAAACAGAATATTTAAGCCCTCAATTTTTAGAAGAATTAATTAAGACCAGTTTCTACAACAAGGATGTATGCGAAGTAATCATTGAGCATTGTGGATACGAACTCATTCCGAAAGAATTGCCGGAGTGTAAATTTATTCTCAAAGCAGTAACAGAACATTTCCGAAGCACCGGAAAACTCCCGACTATCGGTATGATTGCCCAAAAATTTCAGCAGAATGACAAAGTATGTGATTTTTTGGACAGGCTCGACAAAGCAAAGGTACTTGACAAAGAAGATGCTTTCACACAGTTCGAGGAATATATTCGCAGAGCGAAGTTTCAAGAACAGTTCTATAAATCAGCCGAACTGTACAACAGCGGTAAACAAGCCGAAGCCATAGCATATCAGTATGAGCAATTAAAGAAAATTAATAATTTCAGTATTCAGAGTGATGTTCAATTCGAGAATTTATTTGACAATTTTGAACATCGTCAAGAACAGCGTATGCTTGAAACGATGTCAGATACAAACATTTCTCGGAAGATACCTTTCGGGATAGATGCTCTCGACAATCTGTGTGATGGTGGCATTGATGCAAATCTTGGCGAAACGGCTTGTTTCCTTGCTCGGTCTGGAACAGGTAAATCCACCTTTTTGAGAAATTGTGGTATAGCCGCAGCAAGACGCGGTTTCAGAGTTTTGCATATTCAGTTGGAAGGCAGTAAAGAAGAATGTTTGGAAGCATACGATACCGCATGGACGGCAGTTGGCGAAAAAGCATTGAAAAGAGATGATATTACTACCGACCTCAAAGACAAACTTAAAAGGATTGTCAAAGACCTTCGCAATAAGCAAGGCAATATTGTCATAAAATCCTTTGAACAATTCGATACTGCTTCTTATGCTGATATAAGAAAGTGTATTATGGAATATATCAAAGAATACGAAATCGCGCCCGACTTATTAATCGTTGATTATACCGAACTTGCAGACCCCGGTGACGGAAAGTATTATGCTACCACTACCGAAGGTGAAAAATTTCGCCGCGAAGCAGGGGCAAAGAAACTTAAAAATATATGTATTGAGTTTAAAATGGCAGGCATAACCGCTTCTCAAACAAACGATATTCCGCCGGCCCAATTTAATGACCCCGACTGGTACATGACCAGACACAATGTATCGGGTGCAAAATCATTGCCAAACTCATTTTCGTTCTTCCTGACAGGCAATACGACTATGGATGAGAGTAAAAGGCAAGTGTACCGCATATTCGTTGATAAAGCGCGTAGATATGTCAGCGGACGACTAATCCGTATAGCAACAAACTTTAAGTTATCTCGTTTTTATGATAGGAATAGAACAGTTGAAGAATTTTCTTTAAATCCAAATGAAACACCTGATGCACCGAGAGAAGCAAAAAAAAGAAGTCGAACTAAAAAAGAAGAAACAAATGAGTAAAGGTAGAAAAGTGTATATAACTAAAAGTGAAATCTGGACAATTTATAAGTTTATAAATGGTCTTGAAGGTGTGGTTGCACAACCAGATGATGAAAATAGTGAAGATTATAAACAAGACGTGAAAGACTTGAAACATCTTAAAAATATATTCAATAAATATTACGGCAAATGAATACATATAACTATTGGTGTACAAACAGTGACTGTACAAATCCAGATAAAAAAAGAACGTTCAGGATAACAACCACCGGAGACGGTAAGTGCCAAACATGTCCTTACTGTTCAACTGAATTAAAGAGAATGGGTGAAGTGTGTAATACCTTTGGAAGGTTTTCGTCATCTTCACCCGAACAAAAAAAGGCTATGTTAAGAAAACGAGCCGATGACCATTCTAAAACAAAGAATGAACAAGATAGGAAGGCTCATTTACTGCGGAAGGCAGCAGGATAATTTATAAATTAAATTGCTACTATGTTGTAAAAACGACCCCAAGAATCTACACCTGTGTTTCGATAAGCAGTTATAGCAGAAGCAGGTACTCGTAAAATGGCTTCTCTTGGAACATTATTGGGAACATTAACAGTAGTCCCTAAAGCAATACCACCAAGCGATGGAGGTGTAGTTCTCAAGGATGTAATATCCATTAAACTACTACAACCATAAAAACCTTGATTCCCAATGCTTGACACCGAACTACCAAATATTACGGAAGTTAAACTTCTACAATCTTCAAAAGCGAACTGTCCAATAAATGTAACCGAATTGGGAATGGTAACAGAAATCAGCCCAGTTGCTTTAAAAACAGTATGTGATATACTCGTCACAGAATCTGGAATGATTATAGATGTTAAATTAGGACACCAACCAAAAGCCCGTTCTCCAAGAGATGTCACCGAATTAGGAATTGCAACCGATGTTAAATTGACGCAATCTCGAAAAGCATATTGTCCGACATTCCTTACACCATGCTCGATGACAATAGAGGTGATAGAACTTCTATGGCTATTCCAGGGACAACTGAATGAGTTTATATAACTATTCCATGTACCAAAACCAGTAGCATTGCTATCAGCCAAAGTTACTCTAAATTCGCCATCTTCAAATAATTGCCATAAAAGACCATCGGTTGGATTTGTTCCAAAATTACCCCTTGCAACTTCTTCTTTTTCTCCACAACTACAAAACAAATTCTCACCCATTGCTTTCAAAGCGGTTTGCAAACCTCCGCCACTCACCCTCTGATTAAGGGGTACATTACTTGTTATCAAGTTTTTAAGTTCATTCTTATTCATATCAATAAATTTTTTAATTTTTTATAAAAAAAAAAAAAAAAACGGAATTGCAAAAATTTTAATCGGTTGGATTGTATAATAAATTTGTTTTTCTCAAATTCAATCCGTCCATTATGCAATGCAATTTCACAATAACAGCCGAAAGAGGTAGTGTTAATTGCTTTTCCCTTGCATTGTCGTCAAGTGTATAACTGTTACGAATATCGTGGTTTAAATCGCGGACAACATATTGAACATTGTGAGTGTATCTTAATGAGATACTATCATCTTTATCTAATGTATTAGGTGGGAATATAATCTTGTTACCATCTATATTAAAATGTATACCTTGTTCCAATCTTACCAATTTTTCTTTCGGCGATACATATAAAAATATGAAATCTAAATCTTTTATGGGGTAGCATGTAACGGCAAATAATGTAGCATCCGAAGCAAGTTGTTTAACCAAAACATTCTCGGAGTGTGTCGAGATTGAATCCATAAGAGTTATTTTGTCCATTATCGCCAATCTAAATCTTTGTTCGATGGTTATATTGGCATGTCCTTCAAGTTGTGCTGACCATTCTCGGTATCGGGTACTTCGGTTGATACTTTGGATTATAGCCTTGCAATCGGTAGGAGTTCCCCAGACATATCCTGTTCCCTGACAATTCAAACATACGGTTTTTGCCTCATCGCGACTTTTGCAGGGACATGGAAAAAATGGTTCAATTTGAACATTATACCCTTTCTGATAGACTAAAGCCTGAAAACTATCCTCGAAAAAATCAACTCTTGGACTTACGAGAAGGTTTGGGGGTGGTGCTAATATCGCTTTTTTTGCCATGTCTTTTATTTATTTCATTTAAAACTAACGTCCTTCTATCATTGAATATTGTCATCATATCTCTATAAACATTTGAAAGTGCCAAAAGATAATCATCTGGAAGTTTATCCAACGTTACATCTTCATCAGGAATTGTATCCGATGGCTTGGGCTTGCTTCTTTGAAACCACTTTATTACCATGACTGTCTTTCAATTTACCTGCGTAAAATTCACGCATTGTTGTTTTCATACCCGATTTCTGCATATCGTATTCGATAAAACACTTGCGTATTCGGGCAGGATAATCGTCAAGTGTCGGCACAGCAACATTCTTTGACTTCTTATCCGTCTTCTCTTTTTTCAATGGCGCAGCCGACAAATCTGACCGGTCGGTTGTCTGCATACCTGTCAAACTACCTGCCGTCATATTCTTTTTGAGATTAAGCAACTCTCTAATATGGTCAGTGTATGGCTTATAAAAATCTGATATACTAATACTACTCATCTTTGAAATTTTTGCAAATATACAAAACTTTTTTCAAAAACGAGGATTTAATCTTTCAAATGCTGCAATTCTCATTTCCCATAATTCTCTACTCAATCTCATCGCGGCAGGACAGCCACAATTTCTCTCAAAACTACGTAAATCAGGGATTGGCGGTGGGACTATCGCCCGACTGCCAAAAGGTCTAAATCTATCATTCATGTCTTTTTAATTTTAAATATACTGTATTAATACCACATACTATCAAAATACTCAATGGAATATCCAACAAGGATACATGGAAAAATGGTGATAACAATACCGTCCATACCGAACTCATGCAAATTATACACCCGCATAGGGGCTTTCTAATCCATTCAGCACGGGCCGGCCCAAACAATTTATCAGATACTTTATGTATCCTTTGACAAATGCCATGAAATATCATGCCTTTCTGAAAAGTCTGATATACTGCGATTATACAAAATGATATGTAAAAACACTTTTCCATACAAAAAAGAGGGCTGCCACACCCTCCCGAACAACGATTTATTTACTGTTGATTTTCGTTACCTTTCCCTTTTCCACTTCCGCCACCGTTGTCTTTGTGGTCATCATCATCGCGGTCGTCTCGGTCTCTATCCCTGTCGCGGTCACGATTACGGTCTCTGTGACGATGTTCGTGTTCTTCGTGATGTCTGTGATGGCGATGTTTGCACTTGCATTTCAAACTTTCAAGCCATTCTCTTTCGCTTCCGCAAAAACCATGTCGGCAAGCAATTTCGTATGCTGATTCGCCTCTTTCGCAACATTCAAACTCTCTTTCTTCACAACGACATTTATGACCTCGTTCCCATTCAAATTCATATCCGCCGCACTGAAAACATCTTACATGATGTTTGTGATGACGATTATGATGATAATGGTCGTGGTGGTAGTAAGGTTTACCGGGCCAATAAAAACAAACTATATCTTTCATATCATTAAATATTAATGGATTAATTAACTATAATATCAATGTAAAAATACAGTACACAAAATAGAGGGAAAAACGAATTTTAAAAACTCATAAAAAAACCTACCCTTTGACAGGTAGGTTCACACGACACAAGAAAAACATATTGGAGAATTTATAAATAGAATGTACCTGAAACGTAACCTATAAAAGAACATATTCCACCTAACATAGTATTATGACTACTCCAAGTTTCAGCACTACCTCCATAACGTCTTCCAGTTGGATAAGCCTCTCTCGAACTTGCCATAAATACCAAATCACCTGCTTCTACTGCATTTATTTCACTTCTTGTAGCACCACTTTTAATTATTCTTAAAGAAAACTTTCCTAATGGAGCAAATAATCTATTATAAGAACCATAAAATCCAACATTTCTTAATACTTGAACCGGATTTTTCTTTAAAGCATTTAATAATAGTTCATTATCTTCTGTTTGTAACCTGAACATAGAAGTAAATCCATTATATCGTTCAAACCCTGCATTAGGAGAATCAAAATTTAATGGAGTAATCATACCTCCTGAAATTTCAAGATTACCCATATTAAAACGATAATATATACCTGCGCGAGGATTTAGATTTAATGGCTCTAATATATTATAATGACCTTCTGGTGTTATAGTACCATGACCTCCTCCTGATGCTGCGTCATACGGGCCACCTCTATCAGAATCCCATAACATCCATCCTCTTGCCAATGAAGCCAATTTCCATTCAGTAGTCATATTAACTTTCTCTATAACTCGTTGTAATAAATTAACATCTAATTCTAAAAGTTGATTAACTTTGTCAATTTCGGCTTCTAAATTACTTATCTTATTTTGGGTATCTAAAAATTTATTTCTGGTATCAGTTATTGATGCACCGCCATTACTAACAGAAGCAATAAAAAATTCTTTTCCTTCTTCATCCACTCTACGCCTTTCTTCTTCGGAAATACTACTATAAATATTCAAAGTACATTTATCATATCTATACGAAAACCGATTGTCATTAGTTGGTACAATATCTTGAGAAAAAGTTCCGACAACTCTAAAAAACAAATTACTCATATTGGTATTTGGAAAATTACCAACAACTGACATATTGTTATTGCTGACGACATCTACAATCTCATACTGACCAATAGGTGATTGTCTGGGTAATCCTCTTGCATCTGATTCATATAATTCAATCCTATTCTGTTTGTAATTAGAAATAGGTCTAAATAAATCCAAAAATTTAGTACCAATACCAATAATTGTACCTGCTCTATTTTGACCGGTATCTTGAGAAAAAATAGTTACCCTACCCTCTTCGGTATAATTTTCTTCTTTACTAATACTGATATTTACCGTCTCATTGCCAACATAAACGCCATCATTATTTGTAAAATATATTGGACAACCATCAATATCCACCGCGTAACTTTCTTTTCGAGTAGTATCTTTATTTCTTATACTTATGTAACCAGGTGTATGTCCCGGCCCTACAACAAAATCATCAAAATTTCTTATTCCATAACCAACTAAAGTTGTGGTTAAATCATCTCTGTTTTTGTGCATCACCTGTTGTCTAACAAGTTCTTCCTTGCCTATGTGCGCACCATCTCCTATGTTTAATATTCCTATCATGTTATTGTTTTTAATTAATCATTTCCTGTTTTCATTATATAAGCAAGAGCCATCCAGGGCGGACGATTTTCATGCGGCTCATCATTACCAACCGATTGCATTGTTGCATCACGCCATTGAGCATTTCCTGCTGCAATATTCATATTTCCTACTTGAATTTCTCCGTTACCTACATTTGTATCCATATTGGTAACTGTTGCTCTTGCTGCTTGACCATTTATTGAAATAGCGACATCAGCCGCATTTGCTGTAAGTTTATTAAATATGTTGTTGTAAGTATGGTTATGTTTTGGAAGTTCTTTGATTTCTAATTGAACTCGTCTAAAACCACCTCGTCTTACTGACATATTTGCTGTTTGAGCATAAGATGAATCCCATGCGTCATCAAGGACAGCAGAAGGTGCGCCATTAGACGCTGTACCATTGTGACCTGTTCCAACAACAAATCTGCCCCTTAAATCCGGTGTTACTATACTATTTACAGTTTGTCCATTACACAACGACCATCCTTTTGGTATATTAGCAAGAAATCCACTCCACATACAAATAACACCCAATGGAATACCATCAATAGTTACATCTACATTTGATGATTGATTTGCACTAAATTCTATAACAGTTTTATTGCTTTGTTTTACAGTTAATTTTCCATTGTTAGGGCCTGCTGCACTTGAAGGTAATGTATGTGTATGGTCTTCTCGTGCATAACGTGTAGATGTTCCTACTGTACCTGATTGACCTCCTACTAATGTTCCGGGTGGAGAAGTTGCCGCTTCGATTGGAGCAGGAATGTCAGCCTTTGTAGCAAGTTCTCTATCAAATCTATAAAACAACCCACCTCTAATTATAACAATCTGGTCGCCTACTTGTAAAGACGATGCTCTATCTAAATCATCATATCTGGTTGGTACTATTTCCATATTATTAATTTTTAATAAGTTACTATTCTTCTTTGGTCGTCCATTGGTGCTTTTTCTTCTCTATCAACAACAGTATGTTCAAAATCTCTACTTCTTTTTACAAACTTTGGTTTTTCGGTTATATAATTAAATTCAAAGCCATAATCAATAAGTTCTTTATCAATTATTTCTTGAAGTACATCTGGGTTGTATTCTCTATTTGATTTTTGATTTAAAACCACTATCTTTTCAGTTTGAGACAAACAATCTGGTACTTGATTTACCGCAGGACGAATTTTTAAATCTTTAACTTCTACATTGATATAACTTTGGATATATGGAATTATACCGCTAACGTATCTATCAGGAAATTTTAAGTGATTACCTATTCCAATATTCAACCCTTTGTTTAAAGGATATTCTATTTGTGTAATATCATAAGTGTAAATTATCCCGCGTACAAAATACCATGTATCTCTTTGTCTTAATATGTTTGAATTTTTGAAAAATAACGCTACTCTTCCTGAATTATCAATATCCGTTGCAGGACTTCCATCTAAAAACAAAGGCTTGTTACCTAAAACATTCCCAAATTCACTGAAAAGAGTTACTCCAAATGAAATTGCACCATTGGTTATACTCGTTCTTCGGATACAAAAAGTTATTTCATAAGATATACTCGTATTAACATTTGTCATATTTGTCAAATCAGTGATATTTGAATTTGTTCCTATCAACATACCACCTGAAAGTCTATATATATCAGCCATTGCATCATACGTGCCAGAAGGTGCAAGGTATCTTGTATCTTTTATATATCCCTTTATATGAGTGGGTGATGTATATGTCGGACTGCTTATTCCTACATACCAACCACAATCTTCCTTTTCAAGTCTAAATATATCTAATTCATTAATGTTATCTACTCCGAGAAGCCTTAATAACTCACCTCTCACAACAACATCTTTATCAAATTGTGATTCCAATACAGACTGATGAAGCATATTGTAATTTTCGGGCATTTTGCCATTAAAACCTTGCGGATGTCGTTCTCCATATTTTTCACTATATATCATATAAGTTCCGCGCCGTCTCATCTCATTATAGTAATTATTAACAAGATAATATAATTCACCCAAATCATCATTTGGAGAAGTATACATCCCTCTCTGTCTTAAAAACTCGGTTAATAAATCTTTTCGATAAAGAACTTCGCCAGGCATTTTTTCAGCAAAATATATTCTAAAAGCAAATAGATGTATTGTAGTCCACCAAAAATCAATAAAATCCTTATCTTCCCAATTATTATTTCTATTCCTGCCTCTCTTTACATATTTAGCGACAATACCGGGTCTATAAACCTTATTCAGTACATTTACAGCCCATAACAAAACATGTCTATCATAAAAATTCAAGTAATCAGCCCATAACGACTTTGAAAAAGTCTTTGAAATTTCAAGTTTTCGTGTATTAAATTCAAGATTAATACTTATAAGGTCTATTTTGTAAGATGTATTATTGCGTACAGCGTATTCAATAATAATAGGATGTGTGTGTCTTATACCTATTATCTTTCTAATATTTTTCTTTGTTAGTTCTTCTTGTTTGGAAAAATTAATAGCATCTACCGAATATCTAAAAGTAACAGTAAGCCATTTGTTATTTGACAAAAAACCATCCGGCCCAACTTCCATAACAGAAAAATCAGTAAATCTCGAAACACCGACAATAGGGTACTCGGTCTTAATTTCGATTATATCTCTTGGGTCAAGTGTCATTACCTTAACCCACTTTTCTTCTATATATAGAAATTGCTTCTTCATTTTACAGAAACCCACTTATTTAATCCTTTATCGAAGAAAAATATAGGACAACCTGATGTTACTTTTTCATCATACCAAAGTACAGTTTTAATTTTTGGTGGTTCAGATGATATAATTATACCTGCTATTTGTCCTAAATTCTTTACTTGTGCCGCTTGTTTTGCCATGATATTTATAAATTTGAAATTGCTACTGATATATAATCACTATCCATATAATGTTCGTAATAAACAGGGTTCATTATCTTTAATTCATTGGTTACTGGGTCAATATTAGTTTCATTATTCAAAAGAACAATACCATCCAAATCCCTCATTATAAATCCTCTTATTCGAGGTAAATAAGGATTGACAACAGTTGTATCTGTTTTGGGATAAAAATGTTGGTCAGGTAAATATTTCATACCATCTTGATTTTTACAAACATTAAACAAATCAATCCATCTAATACTACCTGAATAATCCCATCTACGCCAATCAAAGAATTGCGACAACATCATCTGTAAACCCTTTCTCAATTCTTCTATGTCTGTGTCTTTTGATAATTGCGCCCGAAAATCAAAATCAATATACTTCCACAAACCATTAATAAACCTGACATTGCCAGGAAAACCAAAACCAACATCAGTAAGTGATAAGAACCTTTTACTTTCTCTTTGAAACTGGTCAAGTTCATCAGGGTCAAACAATCCACCATTTTGAGAATGTACTGCTATTTTTATAATGCCTTTTGAATCTCTACCCACTTTTTTAAGATTGAAAACATTAGGATTAATTGACATCAATATCTGTTCTAATCTCGAAAGCGTATCCGTAGCATGAATATTAGCAAACTTACTTATCCTTGTTTTCAACCCCAAATCATCTTCGGTATCGCGACCACCCATTGCCATAAATTCATTGGTGCAATATTTATGACCAACAGGGGCATTGGTGCATTTGGTTATAGTATTTGGGTCTACATTTGCATTTGAACCTGCAACATCGCTTTTTACAAAAACGTATTCATATCCGTAGGGGCCTATCTTGACATTTTCGCTTAAACGAAAACGCATACCGTCATCAGTTTCAAATATAACTGATTCCTGATTATATTCTGTACCTGTTTCACCTACAAGTCTTAAAAACGTAGAACTACCGGTAGCCATATACCTGGTCGGTATTCCGTATCTATTGGCTGCTACATCACTATCATCACCATAAGTATATTCAGGAAATATTTGTGCCTCCATCAAGGCAGAATCTTTCATCGCACGTAAAGCAACGCTTGAAATACCGTATGCCATAGCGTTCATAACAGAATTGTCAGAAATTTTGGTTACTTTACCACCAACCTTGTTTAAAAACATTTCTGCCCAAATATCTTTAATATCATTAACTTTTAAAATTCTTGTTTTCATACTTCCCACCAATATTTTTCATGTTTATCTTCTCCCCAATCTCCAAATTCCCAATCGTAACTTGATACAACATCAGTAAATGGTTCGTCTTGTACTCTCGAATAAAATTCAAGTTCGATAAAAATACCATCCTGGTCAAAATCAATGCTTCTTATATTAAATCTCTTTATTGTATCATCTCGACTTATATATTCAGCCAATTCGCGTTTTAATATAGGTAACATAGCATATAATCCCATTCTGTTTTGAATCATACCCTTATTTATACCGTCATCAGGATTTTCTGGATTGTCATTTTTACCGAGATTTGTCAATATATTTATCGTTTGAATAAATGTTTTTGCAGGCTCTAAAACTCTCAAATCAACGAAATCATATTCTCTATTATACTCAATCACTATATCGGCAAATTGGTCAGCCAAATTCAAAGGTTCTTTTAAATAAAAAGTCAATGCCAACTTACCATCATCAGTAGTATTAATATCTACCATGTGAATTATATCAACGCCTTCATATTTTATTGACATCACATCATGTTCTTCTACATGAAATAATGGATTACCTTCGCTATCATAATCAATAAGTTCTTCTGATTCCAACTTCTGAATATCTCTTTTCTTGATAGTCACCCTTGATATTGACTTATCGCTTTTTATCAAAAGTATATGAATAGAAATTATTTTAGATAAATCAATATCTGCATTGGTTACATAGTTGAATATTTTGGTGTCGGCAGGTATCAATTCTACATTGTCATTAACATTTTTTACCCAAGTCCCATCTACTTCCGTCCATCCTTTTGAATATTTAGTTTCAACACCATTTCTATAACTGCTTAAATAACCTTCGTCTATTTTATGGATTTTATAAACCATTGCTTCCGATATTTCTTCCTCTAATTCTTCAAAAATAGCCATAATTTCAACTGGTGTATTAGGCATTGTAAATGTAGTGGAACTATTAGTATTATTTAAAGCAATGCTACCACTAACAACCTGCCATTTTAAAAATTTAAAATTATCATTTGCAACAGCAATGATACTGATTATAGTTCCTTGCGGTGCTGAATTAACATTTGCATTGGCTGTACCGCCATCGTTAGTTGTAATAGTTATAAGACGATTATTATTAGGTACAATTCTATACACAGCCTCCACTTTGACATCTCTGTTAGGCATTATAAATTTTGCTATTGGATTAGTCCTATCTGTAAAATGTATGAAATTAATCAAAGGATTAATATTCCATCGTTCAAATTGGTGGTCTGGTTCTGGTTCATCGGCATAAATAACAATCACATCACCTTCTTCATAACTACCACTGCCATTATAACCATTTCCAATACTAAAACCATTAATAACATCTACTTTGTATTCTTTATTACCTAATCCTTTAAATTCAAATTCAGCACTAATATCTCGACCATATAATTCTGTATAATCTTTATTTTTTAATACAAGTGTTTTAACATCTTCTCCATTAGGAAAATCAGGATTGTTCTTCTTGAAAAGAAAAAAATCACCACCATTAAGTTCATAATCTGGCTCTAACATTCTATTTTCAAGAAGAACATCTATACCCATATCCTTCCACGTAGGTTTATTGGGCGTAGTATTCCAACCAAACTGTTTGATAGCATCTTCTAAAGTTTGATTTTGCAACATTACATATTTACCTACAACATCATTAGATTGAATTTGAGTTAATAATCCTTGTCGGTAGACTTCATTTCTAAAATTTTCAGTAATTTTATCTATCCTTTCTTCTTCCGACATACTTACATAATTTTCATCGGGTATATATACGTGATAATCCTGCGAATATTCAGTTTTAACACTATCATACTCTATTTGTCTTGCAACTACATCTTCATACGTAGCAGTCCAAGCCGCACTTTCAGGTTCTTTAACTCCATCTAATAAATGGTCTAAATAATTGTCAAAATAATCTATTACAGCGTGATATAAACCAACGTAATTTTTCCAAAATTTAGAAGCACCTGTATCTTCCTGTACTAAAGAATTTACAAATGATGTATAATTATCAACTAAATTCAAATAAGCACTTGCCGTAGCATAAATGTTAAAATGAAGCCTTGTTAAATCTCCATATAAAGTTTTTGAAAAATTTAACGGTGCATTTAATAAGGCAAGTGGACTTCTGACTATTTCAAGAAATCTATCAGTTGTTGAAAATGCTACATTAGCCCATTCATTTCCTTTACCAAGAAATTTATTTGTTGCTGTGGCAGCAGTATTCATTGCATCTATAAAACCTTGCCCCCACAATTTTTTAGCAACAGGATTGTATTTGAATGTTGGTGCAGTTTCTACAAGTCCTCTGAATAAAGGACGCACATTGAGTGTAATAATTTCAACTATATCTATTTCAAGTTCATAGTTCCAAATCATATTAGTTTCGTATGTTTGAAAAAATCTCAAACTCCGAACTTCACATAAATAAGATTCCGAAAAAGTAAGATTGTGAAGGTATAATTTATGAGGTCTATTACCGCTATAACCACGAGAATTTTTACATATTTTCTGCATCATTTTCATTACCCCAAAACCTGTTTTTAATCCTTTAGGGTCATAATCATCTTTGTTTGCTGTCGCATAATCAAAATCATAAACTCTTTCTGTTGCTGATACTGCTATAAATAAATTATTAGTCCTAACATCGAGAAATCCTCTACCAAAATTACCCTGATATGTAATAGTTTGTGGAATAAATTCATCTGTTTTAGTTACAACGATACCACCAAAAGTCTTTTTTATATTGGTTGAAACAGGCTCTACTTTAGATATTGATGTTGGATTAACAGGAAAAGCAAGATAATCTATCGTTTCACTTTTAGCATCAACTAACTCCAATGCTATAAAATATGCTTCAAAATCGTTAGGATGCAACAACATTTTGTCTATTACGTCTTGCTGTTTTTTAAGTGTGAATGTATCATAATCAAAACCAATTTCTTCGGTAACTCTACCACGTCTACCTATTACTTTTGTAACTTTAGGATTTCGTGGATTTATTACTTCCTGAAAAGACTGCCTTGATGTCGGATTTTTAGGTATCATCTAACTAAAATTTTTGCAAAGATATAAAAATTTTCAAGACCAAAAAATTGTTGCACCAGTAACAACATTTATTGCTTGACCTTTTTTGAACTTATCATGTACTATATCAGCAAATTCATTTGCACATTTATCGGCTGACCCATTATCATCCACTCCAATTTTTTTTAATCCATTAAATTCAGTTCCTGACCAAATAGGAGGAGTAGGAGTAAATGCAGGCAACATTCCAGACCCTAATACAATACAAAATTGTTGAAGGGCTTGTGGTAATAATGTATTTCCATTAGCAGGCTCATTGGTTATGGTTGTAAAAATACCTATAAATGCTGTTTTTGCAAGTTCAACACTTACCGAAGGAGGTTGAATACTCATCGAATAAGCACCTAATGCGTTAGCGAATTTTTGCGCAGATTCAACAATAGATGAAGGATGCTTTTCTAAAAATACTTTTACGCCATTAACTAATGTTGATTTCATTAACATAGTATACTATTTTTAATAACTTAAATTAGAAGTATAAGTAGTCCCTTGATTACCTTTTCTCCTGATATTATCCTTCCAAACACTATTTCTATTATTAGGATGTACGTAACTGAAATGAAGCCATCTATAAGAACCATCTTGTTGTATATATCTTCCCACTTGGTCAAATCTATCTCTCTCATTTCTATCAGAAATTTTTTCTTTACTGTGATTAGCAAGTAAAAAATCAAAAATTTCTTTATTAGTAAAATTGCTATTTAATGATTGAAAATCTATGGCTTCCCCAATCATGTGCTGACTTGTTGTTGAAGCAACAGCCCCACTATTTCTACCTGCATCAAAATTTTCTTGAGGATTTCTATAACTCGAAGTTGTTTTAATATCTCTATCTCTGTTATAAGTTAAACCTTTAGTTCTGTATAATGCAGCCAACCATTCATCTAATTTTTGTCTTGTTAAAATTACAGCAGCATCCTTGTTAAAAGCACCTCTATCGTGAAATTCTGTCATTTTTTGTAAATCAACATTAATTTCAGGGATGCTTTGTCTGCTTTCTTCTATACTCAAAGGAAACACACCATTACCACCATCACCAATCCTAACCACATTTGATAACATAGATTCTAATTCATTTTTTATTTTAGTAAATTCAGGTGCATTAATTGGCACACCACTCGGCCCAAATGCAGTTGGAACAGTAATAGTATTAATCTGGTCTATCAATTTACTCAATAAATCAACTAAAGTTCTACCTTTTACTGCCCACTCCCATTTACTTGAATCCTCATCAAAATTCAACCCTAAATCTATTGTGTTGCCGGCCCATATTTTTAAGTTTTTCTGATTATCCAAATACACGAGAGCATGAATACCATTTTCATCGAATATTTGATTGAGAATATACTTATTTGCTTGCTTTATTATCCTATCGCCATAAATACGCATTATTGCATTTTTATAAACATTAGATGCAGAAATATCTACATTACCTTCGCCACTTTTATCTGAATGAGCAAATAAACTTGCAGAACTTTTATCAGTTGTTGCCATTGATTGTATTCCTGACATATTACCTCCAGTAGATATTGTATTATCTACCTCACCAACTGCATCTTCATTTTTCTCATCTCTTTTGGGGTATATTTGAACCACTATTGGAAAATTTTGTCTTGGTAACATATTCAATAACACACAATCACCGAGAACTTTACCATCTTTTGGAAAACCATCAGCATCGCGACCACCTGTTAATATATTCATAATACTAATAGGTGTTAATACATCATGTACAATACTACCTGTTTCAAGAACAACTGAAAGGGTAGAGTGCCTTTTACATTCGTCTATATAATCTTCCCTACTTGGAAAATCTGGCGGAACTATAACATATCCAATCAATATATCATCTCTCGATGATTTATCGTATAAATAATCTACTATATTACCACTGTTATTTATCATGCCATTAGTGTATTATTTGCTTCTCTAAATAACGGTCTATAACTTTTCCAAGTTTCATCAAATTGTTTTCTTTGCATAAAAAACTCAAATACATCTTTATTTATTATACCTTGACCCTTTCCCATAAATTGAGATACTTCTGACTTGCTTTCTACAACTTCTTTTTTCATAAGCCATACTTTATCTAAAGTTTTCTTTAACACGTCAAAATTAACAATATTAAAATAAGAATAAGTGTTTTCATCATCTTTTTTATATAATTTTTCATCTTTTATAAGATGTTCTTTCATACCCCTACTTACTGTAATAATGGTTTCAGAATTTTGTAAACTTTTTTGAACTCTATGCTGTACAGAATCAACATAAAATATTTCGCCAGTATATTTTAAACGAACAAATAAACCTTTCTTTATTCTCCTATCGGTGTGCGCTAAAGTTATTGTTCCTGTTCGAGTAAACGGCAGATGAGCATAAACCCTAACCAATTCTATTAAATCCCTTACAATAACATCTCTATACATTCCGTAGTTTTCGTTTAAAACTTCCCTATCCATGTAATTTGTTGTTACATAACACCTTTTACTACCCCATATCTTAACATATTCATCTAATTGAATAATAGGACAATAAGATAAAGCAATCTGGTCAGCATTTCCAACATAATTACCCTTCGGGTCTAATTGAAACCATGTATAAATTTCTTTTGAAAAAGATAATTCAGTACCAAATACCGAAATATCTTCTATATCAATAATAACTTGTTCGTCAATGTAACTTTTTATTTCTTTGTATGCAAAAGGTGGTTTGCGAACCATAACACAATATTCATCTAAATAAGTATCAAGGATAACTTCAACAAATGGAAATTGACATATTTTATTGAACAGTCCTAAAAAACTACCTTGTGGCGTTCCAACCGATTGGTCTACAACAGTTCTATCTGTTATTTCTTTACCTATAAGCAATTTAACTATTTGATATAATCCTATTTGAAACAATTTTGGTGATTTGGTCATTTGCTCACCTTTCCAATTTATATTATAGAACCTACTTCTTCTTTCTATTTCATTTGGGCCATCTACAAAATCTTCTTTTTCATCATCATATATTGGTCTTGTTCTCGATTTTTTTCTATATCCATTAAAAAGTCCATTACCTGTATTATTGTTAGTTTTAACCACTCCCATATTAGCCAATACAGTCATCCAAAAACTAATTATACTCCCTATTGGTTGAAAAGTTTTAGCAAATAATACATCGAAACTCGTAGTAATAAAATTTCTTTTAACTAAAATATCATCTCTTGTTGATGATAACGATAATTCCATTTGCCCACGTTTTGTAATTGCCAACGGATGAAAATATGTCTGGTCATCAATAAAAAGTTTACATAAATCTCTTCCCTGTACACGAACATCTAATTCCAACAAACCATGTTTACGCCGAATTTCAGTAACGCTATCAATTAATCCAATCATATCGTATATCTGACCTTCAAGATGTTCTTTATCAATTTCAAAATTTTCTTGTCTATCCTTTTCTTCTACTTCTAATGGTTCTAATTTAATCCAAACTATATCATTAATAGTTAAATATTTAGCCCAAAAATTAGCATTATTTCTTCCCGAACCTTCCATGTTTCTTTTATCGTTCTCAAAAAGAGATGCTAAAACTTCGGTTTTAATAGTAAAATCTTCAATTCTATTAATATGTTGTAAAGTAAAATTAAACGTACCTTGCTGTTTCTGACAATTCATTTCTAAAGTATCAATGAATTTTGTGACATTGTATATTGTACCTTCGCCATTCTTTACTCTACTGTGCATATAAATCCACACCTCTAATCCTATATCCTGATACCGTATACCGCCAACTTTATGACCTGCCCTGTACTTTACACTTGTCATTATACTTTGTAATCCTCTGTGTAAAAATTTAGCAGATGGAAATTTACCTGAATACAATCCTTTATAATAAGGTTTATGATACCAATCTCTTTTTACTCTTACAAAAATTTCATTTTTAAAAATAGCATAGTACATGAAAAAACAATGATTATAACTACCATCTTTATCATTTGCAGCCCATTCAGTATCTGTATATTTTTGAAGTATTTCTTTATTTGTTAAAGCATTAGTTGTTCTTGGTGCAGTTACATAATTAGTTGTATCTTTAAACTCATAAAAATCCCGATAATCATCTGGAATATGAAATTCAGATTCATAACTCTCTTGAACCCCATGTCCTCTCCATATTTCTTTTAACACCCATAAACCTGTTTTTTCTCCTATTGCCACTTGTTCGTAATGAACTTCTGACGCACCTTCATCGCCATTATAACGTAAAAATGTTTGCCAATTAAACGCTCTATGATTAAATCTTCTTTTAGGAAATATTCTATCAAACACTTCTTGTCCACTTAACATAAAATTACGATTACCTGGGTCTTTTTCATAACAAAAAGGAAATCTTCTATCTTTAGCAAGCATATCTTCCCAACTTTGTTCGCCTTGAACCTGTCTTTCAACAATCAAATTGTCAATCGGTATTCGATAATACTCCCATTCTCGTCCTATATATTGAAATAAATTTTGTTCACTCATATTGTAAATTTTATGCTTTTTGTCCTATGTTACCTTGCCATGTATCAACCATAACACTTGACGATACTCCAGTATAGTAAGCAATTTCAGCCAATAATATATTAGTTGCCTGCTGTCCACCTTTTGCTATCTTTTCTTCACGTTCTTTTTCATGGTAAGCATGTATTTTTTCTCTACGCTCATCTTCACCTTCTTTTCCTGTTAATCCGTATTTTGCAGATTCTGCTCTTGCTGTTATGGCAGCAGGTGAACTCTGGTCTTCAAGATAAAATCCATCAATTTTATTTCCTTTCACAACTTCACGTTTACCTTCACTCATGCCTTTTTGCCATTCTTTAAAATCCATAGTAGATAAACTTCCCATTGACCTTCTCACCCATTCCTGTTTTTTTCTGGCTATTTCTTCTTCGGCAGGTGAAGTTGCTGCTTCTGCTGCTTCACCTAATGCTGCTTGAAGATTACCTGTCTTACCAAATACATCCCAATCTATACTTTGAATACCTTTCTCTTGCCATCCTTTACGAAATGTTTCTGCAAGGTTTTTAGACATTCCATGTTCACCGAAAACATTGTGTATAAGACGTTCAAATACATCATCATTACCTGCCGACATTCCCTCTAATTGATTCATAAACCCTTCAATAACTTCTGGGCCGGCAGCAAGTCCTAATTCTTTCATTTTTTCCAAACCCCATAAAGATTTTTCTGGTGCTATTGATGCTAAATTTTGATATTGAAGTGCTTCTACTTGAGGTGTTATAGCATTAGCAAGACCTCCAGATAATGTTTGATACATAGAACCCATTCCTGTTGCCGTTGAAAAATAACCGCCCATTCCAGCGATTCCGGCTAACATTCTTGTAGTGGTATCCTTATTAAACTCACCAGTTAATTGTAAATGTCTTTTTTCAACATTAAGTATCTCTTTTAAGTATTCATTAGTTAAAGTGAAATCATTTCTTTTTCCTGTCACCATTTCCGAAACATTTGCTGCAACTTGGGCCGCTTCCATAACACTTCCAAAACCACCTTCAAGATTAGGTAATTGATGTCTTAATGTTTCTTGGATACTTCCTGAATCTAATATACCACCTCTTTTTAATAATGCAATATCAAGTGCTTCATTTTGGAAACGTTGCAAATCTGCTGCGGTGCTTGTACTTGAGTATCCATATCCGCGACCCCTTGCGACATCTTGCATTGACTGCATCATATCCAAATCGGTAAGTCCAAACTTATGTATATCTCTCAAAGCCTTGTTTTTCATTATACCACTAACTTGCGCTTCTGGACTTACACCCCACAAATAAGTACCTATCCTACCCGCCTGATGTACTTCTTTTTCTATTTTACGTTCTTCTAATTTCGTTGCTTCTGTAACTGCTGCTTCCTTTTCTATTTTCTTTGAAGCAACATGTCCTGCTGCATAAGTTATACCTGATGCCGCTAACAAAGCGGCTGACGCAATCCATCCAATACCAGGTATAAATGCTGCCGCACCTGCCGCACCTGCCAAACTTTTAGAAACAGTACTGACAGTATCTGCTTTTGCCTGTTTTTCAGCCGCTTCTTTTTTAATTGCTGCTACACCTGGGTCTTCTTCTTGAATATCTAACAACTCTTTTTGTTTAGCAAGGTCTATGTATCTTCCCCATATTCGACCTCCTAACATTGCCGCGCCACCTATTGCGCCACCTATAAACCTACCTCTTGAACGTAATTGTTGTTCTCTTACCTCTTCTTCGGATATAAATTGATTATTAAGCAATCTATCAGCGGCTCTTAATTCCCTTGTCCTCTTTTCATAGTGTTTATCTTCTTTTCTTCCTTGATATTCTTTATCAAGTTTGAGCCATTCTTTATTAACAAGTTCTCTTCTATCTACTAATTCTCTTTGTCTTTCTCTATAATTTCCACTTATTCTTTCTTTTAATCTTTCAAGATTTTCTCGTTGTTGATTAAGTCTACTTTCATTACTAATTCTCTCTTTCTTTTCTCTTTCTATTTCAGCCTCTTTATATTGTTTTACAACACCTTTTGTTACATATTCGCCATAAGCAGTTTTTTGTTCTCTATTTGCACCTTTACCTCTGGCAAAATTAATAAGTTCACCTTCTAATTCTCTATTTCTTGAAGCGTATTCTTCGGGTGATAAATTACCACTTTCAAGGTCTTTAAATCTATCATCAGTTCTAATAAGTCTTCTTCTTTCGGCAGCAATCTTTTGTTTAACTATTCCAGAAGCCTTTGACTTACGTTCCTTTAATTTCCTTTCTTTTTCTTTTTGTTGTTTTACAAGTTCTCTTTCTTGTCTTTCTGCTTCTTTTTCTTGTGCTTCAATTTCACGAACTTGTTCTGTAAACATTCCGTATGTTTCTCCAATAACACCTTTGGCTTCTTGAAGTCCATGAGATGCAGTATGAATAGGTATTGATTTAACAGCCATGTAAGACCTTACATCAGCCATTTTCTTTTTATTTCCAAATACTGCTAATAATTTTTGTTCTTTTTCTTCACTTAACTCTTTTCTATGTTGTGAAAGTTCAGAAGCAACCCTATGAACATCAGTTTGAAGTTCTCTTAACATTTTATCAATCGCTGCTTTCATAGCGGCAGCACCTTTACCTGCTGCTGCTGCCATAACCGTTTCAAACGGAGTTTCGATACTCCTTTTTAAATCAGCGGAATCAACCTTTGCACCAACTTCAATATCTAACCTTGTTGCCATTATTCACTTTCTTCTTTTTTCTTTTTATCAAATATGGATAAATCAATATTCATAAACTCTTCATCCGACATATAATCATTTTCTTCTATTTCTTGCTCGGTTTGTTTTTTGAAAATATCCTTCATACCTGGAATGTATTTGTCGTCATTTTTAAAATATTCATACATTTCAACATACATTTTATCTTCTACAAACTCCAATTCCATGTCTATCAAACAAGCCACCCTGTGGGCTGATGAGTTAAAAGCAATCTTATGTTTTTTTCTCCACCATCTGTCCACAGGGTAGTTCATATTCCAATATTCGGCAAATTTTTTTACCTCGCTCACATGTGGTGTATATTAAGACATTTGTTCTTCCGGCACTTCCGTAATAGGATTTGAAAAATTTTTCTTCCATTCATCAAGCCACTTTTCAATATGTTCCCAATAAGCCTTATTTACTTCTATAAAATCAACCGGGTCTAATTGCTGTAAAGATTCCACCTTTAAATCTTTTGTAAGATTAGGTAACATTACATCAAAAAATGCTATTGTCTTTATAGTAACATAAGCGTCTTGGTGTTCTATTGTTCCTTGAAGAATTAAATCCTTCATTCTACCACCTGATAAGGTACTTTCTTGAATTGATATATCTATCAACTGACCAACATTTGGATACTTAATGGTGTAATTTTTACCATTAATTTGCACAACTAATTCTCGTTTATTCATTATGTTATATTTTTAAATTTGATATTTTATTTACAAATATCGTGCCAAACTTTATGAAAATGAAAATTATTATGCAGGAGGAGTTGCTTTACCACCATAAAGCATCATAGGACGTAAATACATACCTGAAATATTTTGCATAGTTACTTGGTCATTCACAAAACTAAATGAACGAGAAGTAAGAACTGCATCAACAATCAATCCCATCGGATAAATAGTCACATCAGAATTAATTACTTTGTCACCTGCATCAACACCCTTCTTCGCAACATCTTTATTTACACCACCTTTTGCATAAATTTCAATATTCATTTCGGACTGACCTAATAATATTGTATTTGCAAATTCTTGCGATGTAGTAGCCCCATGGGGCCAGAAAGGGTTTGGTATATCACCTAAACCTGAAAGGTCTATTACGGCTGCCTGCGCCGTAAACGAACAACTTACCGCTGTTAATGGTATCTCTTGAGTGTATATTTCACCTAACGACCTTACTTCGATACGAGTATAATTTTCGGTGATATTCAAATTCTGTAACTTTCCTATCGGTTGATTACCTATAACAATTACTGCAAGAGGTGCTGAAAACACTCTTTTGCTGTATGGTTCTGGACGTACACTTGCCATATCTTTAAATTTTTAATCGTTAATTATTCTAAAATAAATGATGTGAAGAATATGAAATTAATCTCGTAATTAGGAATAAATCCGTAACTTACAAAATAAGCATCTCCCCTTCTCTCTACTACAATATTAACAAAACTGACAAGCAAATGTCTATCAATTTTGTTGGATAATTTGGCTGATACCCAAGTTTCAACCTGCGCTGCCGGTAAAGACATAACAGTTACACCTTCTCTTTGAGAAAATAATTCTCTTTTAGCATCTTGTATCAACTCTTTATTTATTTGAGCCGCACATCTACGAAGTTGGATTAAATGAGTTGTGCCATCTGGATTAACCATTTGTTCGTTATTCTGCAAGGTATTTATACCTTTCAAAATACAAAATCTTTGGAAATCATCATCATAATAAATCATCAACACACCCGAATCCAAAGCCTTTATCTTTTCTCTATCAGTCGGGTCATGCACCAATCCTGAAATGTTAATTTCTTTAAATGTAGCCGGTACTTGTGGAGGTGTACCTGCAATACGACCTACAACATAACAGGCAGTGTATAAAGAATCCCATTCGCGCATTGTTATTCCTTTATTAACTCCACTATGAACAACCCATACTCTATCTGAATCAAATTCCTTTGCCATATCAACAGAACTTAAACTGCCTGGAAAAAGTTTTTTATCAAATTCATCTTCGTTGTTGCCACCACCAACAACTAACCATTGTTCAAATCTTTGGTCAAGTACAGAAAACATGATACGTTCATTTATCAAATCAGCCCCATGTTCAACTCCATTCCTATCAGTGATAACGAAATTTGAATCTATACCTTTAGTTGCCTCTATAACGGTTTCTATGTGAGAATCATTATCAAATGTTTCATCTCCACCAAAAAATGCTATCATACTTTTGGGCAAACCATCAAAAATTTCTTGGTCATTCAAATTATTAAAATCAGGGTCGTCATAATTACTATCTAATCTAAAATACCCATTAAAATTAGGGTCTTTTTTCATTTTTTCATGCAAATCCCAAAACGAACTAAACACTAATGAAAACATATTTCTTGGCTTTGCATCGCTTAAAGCAGTATCTGTATACCCTTTATTATCGCCTTGATACACTCCTCTATAAGTTCCATTAAAAAATCTTAAACCAAACGGATTATCACTGTCTCCAGTGTTGTTAAAAAATTGAATAGCATATCCCATTCTTAAATCAGTAACAACAGAATTTTGAGAACCTGCTTCTTGAAATTTACCAACGTCTTTTGTTGTTGTTTCGGTAGAAGGGTCAGTTAAATCACCCCAAGAATTACCAAATCTTCCTTCATGTCTGCATTTTATAACAAAATCTATTCCTGGAACAGCAGGCTTTTCTGGATTATCCGCTGTTCCTGTTCCTATTTCAGCGGCTCTGGGTTGTCTAACATTAAATATTGCACTTGCAGGTTTTGTGCTACAAGCCGATATAAAATATACATCAGATGCACCAGGCGTACCAGGAACGTTTGAAGGATTAAAAAGAGCATCAGCCAAAATATACCAATATCCTGCTTGAACAAAATCTTTCATATCACTTGGTGAAGTAAAATGATAGATAGAATTTTTTCCTCCTAAACCTTTGGTATCAGTTACTACACCTGCACCTCTACCAAATATTTCACCCCTCAAACCAGTGTCAATAATTAACACTTTGCTATAAGCAGCAGTTATATTAGGTGCTTCAATTAATGATTTAGTTACCGCATAAATGCCCGGTAACTTATGGACTTTGCCGTCAAAAAGATGTGATGTTGGCATGATTTTATTGTGTTAAAGGGTTAATAACTCCTTGTTTGTCAAGGTCGGCAGTTATCGGGTCTTTCAATCCATTTACGGAATACGGAAACCCTATGCTCTGTTTACCTTGAGCCAAATTAAGGTCAAATTCAGTTTTGACAATCGGGAAATCAGGATTAAGGTCATACTCGTTTTGAGTTATCCTTACATTCGGGTCTGTAATACCCGCGTCTCTGTAACCAATTTTCATTGTCAATGCCAAATTATGTTCTTTTGCAAATCGTCTAAACGCCTCGATTGTGTATTCGAGTTGTCGGAAAGCAGGACGTAAAGAGATAGACTTTTCAAAAGCCGGCCCGTCAGCGTATTCTTTCCAATCGGAATTTTCTGTCCATGCTGTTCTTGGGTTTCTGTCCAACTGATAGTATTTACCATCACTACCTACCCAAACTATCATGTTCAATTCGCGACCAAGATTACCGTTTCTCGGTATTTTGTTCCTTGCGTCTAAATCATAAACTTTTCTGAATTTCCAAGACCTATCTTGAATTTCATAGACATTGAAGTTGTCTTCAAGTACAACTTCTTCATCATCTTTCCCAAACAGAGAAAATTTCTTAACTCCATTCTCGTACTCGATTTTATAACGTCTTGTGGTTAAAACTATGTCGGTTACATAGTGTACCAGTACGTCTTTTCCATTGTTGAAGGTGAGTGTTGTCATCGTTCAAATCAATTAAAAAGTGAATATTAAATTTTTGTAAATATACAATTTTTTTAGATTAAACCTTCTCTGGCAAATATTTTTTGCCATTCTTTCATGGTTTTTCTTTGCTTTTTAAATTTTTTCTCTAAAGCAAAAACAGTACTTCTCGAAAATCTATAATTTGCATAAGCAATATTTATGTATACTTGACTTTCTTGAACTTGTTGTCTTGGTTGTTGTGATTGTTTAACAACCGGCTTGTTATCAACCTTATTTTCAGGCTTGTTTTCAACTTTATTCTCATCCATGACTTTTAAATTTTAAAATTTTGTAAATATAGATAAATTTTACAATCAAAAAAATTTTTTTATAATTGAACATTAAATTCATTAGCAGTTTTTTGTAATAAATTTCTGGCTTGTATTCCTGAATGTATCCATGAATTGGGGTCAGAATTGGTACTAACACTTCTAAAAGTCAAATATTGACTTCCTTTACGAGTTGGGTGTTCTTTCTTAATCATACCTGCGTACTTCGACATTGGTTTCTGTTTCGGAAAATTTACGTTTGTACCATGAATAAATTCGTCAGCAGCAAAAGCACCAGTATTTTTATCGAATATAGTTTCTCTCTTTGTTATCTTGACGAATGACGGAATATCTTCTTGAGATAATCTTCCTGAAAAATCCTCACTTCTTACTATATCATAAACATCACGAACCATTTCATATTTAGACTTATACCCTTTGGCTGCTTTATGAATAAATGCTATCGGTTTATATTTACCAGGTGGTCTGTACACACTTATACTACCATCTTTTTTCTTATAATGTTTACCTTTCGATAATTCAGCACCTTTAGCCAAAAGACCAGGTTTCATATCAAAAGGTGACATACCTTGTTCTATTCCCTTAACCAACGGATTACTCATGTCCAACCATATTCTAAAACCTTTTCTATCGCCATCATCAAATTTAACCGACCTCATGGCTGCGTTATAAACACCCCTTGTCCTCTCAAGAGATTTTGTATTTTCCTTCCATTTTTTAATAAACTGTTCAGATACACTTTTAACAGCCTTTATAGAAGTTTGTTTTGAATAACGCTCTACAACATTAACAATATCACCTATCTTTTTTTCGTAATGTAATTTAACTCTTATCATGGTGCAAAGATATAAAAAAATAGAGAACCAAACGATTCTCTAAATTATTTAGATGGAAAAAATTTTCAAATTGCAACTATATTTGTGAAATAACCCCAAGCACCGCCACCTGTACCTTGATAAGCAGATATAGAAGCAGCAGGAACACGTAAAGTAGCATCAAATGGGACAAAAGAGAAAACATTACCTACAAGCGTTGGTGGTGTTGTTGCATGAACAGTAATGTCTCTTAAATTGGTGCAACTCATAAAAGCAGAATCTCCAATATTCGTCACTGAATTGGGAATGATTATGGAGATTAAACCGGAACAATTTTCAAAAGTCCTACCTCCTATACTTGTCATAGAATTTGGAATGGTGATGGAAGTTAAACTGGTGCAACCACTAAAAGCATACATTCCTATACTCGTAACCGAACTCGGAATAGTTATTGAAGTTAAACTGGTGCAACCTAAAAAAACACTACCTCCAATACTCGTAACCGAATTACCAATAGTAATGGAAGTTAAACTGGTGCAACCCCTAAAAACATTATGTTCAATATCTGTTACAGAATTTGGAATAGTTATGGAAGTTAAATTACTGCAATCTCTAAAAGCAGAATCTCCTATGCTCGTTACCGAATTGGGAATGGTGATGGAAGTTAAACTGGTGCAACCCTGAAAAGCAGCATTTCCAATATTACTTGCACCATGTTCTATGACAACGGATTTGATGTCGCCTTTATGACTATTCCAGGGTGCATTGGTTGCTGAATAAACATTCCAATCAGCACCACCAGTAGTATTGTCATCAGATAATGACACTCTAAATTCACCGTCATTAAACAATCTCCAAAGTAGACCTTGATTGGGATTTTGTCCAAAATTTCCTCGTGCAACTTCTTGTTTTTGAGGTGGTTGGATAGGAGGTTCTGTTACACCGCCTGTACAACTACAAAACAAATTCTCGGCTAATGCTTTAAGAATGTTTTGTAAACCACCGCCTGTCACTTTTTGACCGGAAGACAAACCGCTTGTAACTATATTTTTTAACGCTTGTTTTGTCATGGTAGTAAGTATTAATCGTTACTTTCACACCACAACTCATCTACCATTTGCAATAAAACACTTTGCAAATTTGACCCTGAAATGTCACCGGTTTGGTTAAAATAAACATTTCGTCTGATGGCATTAACCAACTTCGCTTTGTTTATTTTTTCATTTTCTTCGCAACCCAATACACCAACCATTTCGATTAAAAGAGCGGGAAGCGACCTGCCACCAACGTTGCCTGTTGTATTGGCATAAACTGTGGACTGTATCTTATTTACTAATTCTTGCTTTGTCATTTTATTTAATGTATTAAAAAGTTAAAAAAAAGGGTTGAGTTGCCACCCAACCCCTATTCAAATTTTACTGTTCAAATGATTCGTCATAGTCCGATGAAGAAAAACTTTTCTTTCCTACGCTGAAAAAGAAAACTAACAATTTGATGTCAGCAGCAGCACCAGGTGCAGTATTGACTGTCAATCTTCCGCTTCCGTCCACCGAGAACGAAACGTTCACGTCTTCGCCGAATACGTCCAATTCAAGAATGTCTTCGTAACGTACTTTCAAAACACCTGTTTGATAAGCAGCACCTCTGGTAATCACGTATTCAACGTTATACAAGTTAGTACCGAAATCATATACTTTGTTACCTGCGGGTACGTCATCATCTTCAAACAATATAACCGGACGCTCTAAAAGGTTGTTATAATTAACCTTTGCGCTGTTTACGCCATCGTGGTCGTGTTGTTCAATTTCCAACTCAATGTCGTCAATTTTCCTTACAAAGTCATCAAGACGCTCACCACTGTCTTCGATGTCGCCACCTTCTTTGAAGATAACGATGTTACCGGGAACAGCCGACAAGTCTTTGTTCGCCTTGTTGGTTATTTCAAGTTGAAGTTCGGTGGTCAGATGTTCTTTCGTGACACTATCCAATAAAAGAATGGCTTTGATAACGTTTTCTTCGATAACGATTTGTACGTTTGGATACTCTGTCGAAGCAGTGTAAACATCCACCAAATCTTTAACGTTTATTTTCAGTTCTTTACCATCTTTCATCGTGATTATGATGTCTTTTTCTTCTTCATCGTAGTCAAAAGCATCCACGAGGTCAAGTTTCGGAACTTCGATAAACTTCTCGGAATCGTTCCACATAGTAACAGTTACCGTACCAGATTCATCGTCCTGTTCAACGTCTTTCACATACTCCAACTCACCAAGTTTCTCGATGATTGTGTTTGTAACTTCCGTCTTGGTTTGATACTCAATGGTATTAGGGAAATCGCCAACGTCTGGCATCTCACCTTGCATATCAGACCATTGCTGATTGGCACTAATTTTACCATCGGGTGCGATGGTTACGCGGTCGCCCTGATAAACACCACCGATTGTATCGCCATCGGGAGGTAACAACGTAAACGCTGTACCTGTCACTAATTTTTCACCACGCCAATACAAATCAGTATCTGATGCACCGGCTACACCAGTGGCTAACTCATCGGCTCTACCTGCCCTTTCGCCACCAAAATCAACGGCAACTTTATTTCCATCAATCACATGACCGATGTATTTGCCTTCATTAACTAATCTTTTAATCCTTTTCATCTTAATATGATTTTAACTGTTAAATTCGATTTAAAATTTTTGTAAATAAAATAATTTTATTGGATATAACAAAAATTTATGAAAAATATTTTTATAGAGTATAAATTTCAATTCTTGCCCCTCCTGGATTTTCTAATGGTGTGTACATTCTTCCTCTATAAGTTTGAAAAGTCTTTAAAAAATTACTATTACTCATATTAACCGTTGTAACTTCTTCTGTTCGCAAATCAAAAATTTCAAGCAATCTACTATTCATATTATATTCTTGAATATACAATTTATCCTGATAAATACTACTGGATTGACGTGAAAATCTATTTGGCATAATAACAGTTCTCACCTCTTCTGTCTGTAAATCAAAAATACACATATTTACATTATTAGCCGCAGAACTTGCCGAGCCATTAGGTAAATAAACTTTATTTTTATAAATTTGATTTGTGTATGCGCATGTAGTTTCTGGTAAACCAATCATTCTGTAACTATAATCTCGTAAATCAAAAATATACATATTACATCCATTTGAACCCATACCAAAAGCAGGTACATATAATTTATTATCATGTATAAAACATGTATGTACTGACCTACCATTTGCATTTAATCCCGGTACGCTAATTTCTTCCCAATTTTCATTTACTATATCAAATACATCAATTTTACTACCATTATTTGTTGGTATATATAACTTATCGTTGTGACAAACACAAGTATATCGCTCAAAACGTTCCGTTAATGTTATAGTTCTACTTGTTTTATTTAACAAATCAAAAATAATCAATCCTTGACCACCAGAGTTCAATCCAGATAATGGCGCATAAATTTTATCTTTATAAATAGTACTTCCCATTGTAGTATTATTAGGGCCGAAATTAGGACTAAATGTTTCATTCAATAAATCAAAAGCAACCACTGTACCTGCCACTAAATACATAACATCATTTGCTATATGACTTGATGTTGGGCCTATCCAAGCATTAGATGCAGTAACAGTCCTTACAGTTCCACTCGGTTCACTTGGAGGAGGATAAGATGGGCCACCACATCCACAATACAAATTTTCAGCCATTGCTTTGAGTGTGTTTTGGAGGACTGCCCCCCCTATTTTACCTTGTACATTGGTCTGTATCAGACCTTTAAGTTCATTCTTATTCATGTTCTAATATATTTAATTGTTCAACTTCTTCTATCGGGTCTTCCGTATTCGGAATATCACCCCAAACCATCATAACTGCATTGATTATCTTTCGTGGATAATTTGCACTCTGTAACTGTTCCCTGCCTTTCAAAGAATTGAGGTAAGGAATTAAGGTCTTCGGTATGTCGAGTTTGATTTCTTTACCATCTATCTCGACAAACTGTTCTATACTTACATCAACAGACTTGTCTGTTAAGTAATGAATTGATGTCTTTTTTATTATTTCCATGATATATTATGTTTTTATTTAGGATTAAATAATGCACTTTCTTTTTCATACATCTTATCAGTTTCACCCTGAAACCCATCGTGGAACAGAGCGTCACTTTCTCTTTCAAGCCGGCCCGTCAAACCAAATATAAGTTCGCCATCATCAGTCATGGAAAAGTTCTTGGCATTTGCACCAATAACTATAAGTTCGCCATTCTGGTTTATATCAAATACAATGGTGCTTGGTGGAACACTTGCCCGATAAATTAAGTCACCTTCTTGGGGTAACTCCGCGTCACATTCAATAATTTTTCTTTCAGGGTACATAGGGTCGAATTGAAGAAAATAACCATCTTTTCTTGCACCCATCATCTGGACTTCATCAAAAGAAGTGGTTAATACTCCTCTTCGATTTAGAACATCATTATTTAATATGGTATGAACCTGAAACTTATTTGTCTTCATCGAACTTAATTTTTATGTCGAACCACTCTTCCTTTAATTTAGTCCTTTCCCGATTTTCAAACAACCAATCGGGATTACTTCTACCTATTACCTCTGAATTATCATCATTAATCCTTCTTTCAAACCATACACCAATCACATCATCGGGCTGCATATTCGGCAACTCAATAGCGTCATTCATTCCATGCGCGGTGTCGAACTCCACGTACACAGGCTTGGCAAATATGCTGGGTACATTTTCAAACTGACGATTGTTCGGCAATGAAAATCCTACTCTATACTTGCATTGATAATATTGCTCATCATCAAAATCAAGCCAAAACAGTATATTTTTTACGGAATGAGGAAATACATTCTTCAAACATATACAGATATACTGCGGTTTTTTCTTTTCTAAAGCATATTCAGATAAACCACCGAATACCGACCCCATAGATTCTGATGGGACTATGGAAGACGAACAAAAACCACCTAATGAAAAGTTTGGGTCTCCATTAGGTTGTCCTTCGAGGTTTACTACGGTGTAAAAGAGTTGCATGGTGTTATGTTTTATAAAATATAACTGATGGCCCACTACTTTGACCACCTTCTGCATAATTCATTGCCTTGAGTGTTGATTGCAATGCCCCCCCTGTTACTCTTCCTTGTACATTGGTCTGTATCAGACCTTTAAGTTCATTCTTATTCATTGTTTTAAAGTTTTAATTTTAAATACTTGTACACACTATCCCTTTGTATGCAAACTTGATACGAGATAATGTGTTTTTTATTGATTCTAAATATTCTCTAATACGCGCAGAATAGAGGGAGTGAGTAGCCGAAGCAGTTGTTGCTATCTGCTGACTTAATCCGTCTATTGATAAATTCATTGACGAAAGACCCGGAACACCATAAGGAATATCACCTGCAATACCTAATACTTGTATAGCAGCCAATTTACCTATTATATCCAATAAATCATGGGGTAATTCGGGAGTACCTGTGCAATATACCAAGTTCCAATAGTTAGGTATTGTTTGATAACCAAGCATATTTGTAAATGGCAATACACCCGAATACAGCATAACTTCACCTTTCATCTGTAATGGGTCGGAGGTTTGTGTCGGAACAATGAATATTCGTCTGAAATATCCAAACCCATCATTAGTTTGTCGGCTACTTAACCATGTACTCGGAAACTTGATTTGTCGTATAGTTCCCAAGAAACCATCAAGTCTGAATGGTTTTACGACTGGGTAAGTTACTCCGATGTAACCAAACCTTCGGTATTCGTCCTGATAAAAATCCAACTTTTCTTCGATGATTTGAGGTATTATCTTTATATTCAAAAACCTCTCCACCTCTGTTTGGGCCGCCTTAATGTAAAAATCATAACTCTCCCGCGACAAAGATGTACCGGATTTGTCTTGTACTTTTACACCATATAAATATAGAGCGATAAGTTCGGCAGGTGAAAAAACCTGCTCGTTATTCTTACTATATTTTACTGTACATGTTAAAGTTGGCATGGCTTAAATTTTAAATCATTTCAAAAACTCCACTAACTCTTACGTCTGCTGCTTGATTTAAAGCGTCAAACGTAATAACAATATTTCTATTTTGATTAATCGCAGCATAAAATACCAAATTGATATTCTGACCTTGTCTAATCAAAGAAGCATTTATCAAAGTATCTATCTTCGGCGTTAAACTCGTAGGAAATCCACCAATGGTTATAGAACCTATGTTACCAGTATTCTTTACTGCATTGAAAGAAAACAGTACAATCTTACCTACCATTGTCCATGTTGCAGTTGCAAAAGTAACAGGTTGTGCTGATGTCGGTATCCAATAGCCCGAATCGTAGTAACTGTCATCTTGAAGAAATTCTTCAACTACACTAACAACATCACTTTTCTTTTGAAACCCTAAATCATTCTCAAGGTCACTTACTTTGGTTGGTATATCAATGTCTTCATATTCAAGGTCATTGTCAAAATCACTCAATTTAGTTGGACGGTCGGGGATACTCTCCCAAGCAATCTGTCCTGCTACATCCAAAGGTATGCCATTCCATCTTGGAATACCATCAGTGTCGGTATGAAACTTGTTCTTACCGAACTTGAAACCCATTTCAGTACCCCTTATGTAACTTCCAACAGATTCACCATCTTGTTTTATTCTCTTGATGTATGGCATAGTATATTGTCTTTTAAATTGCTACTATACTTTCAAACCATCCCCAAGCACTATAATCGTCACCCACTTTATAAAGAAATATGGATTCAGATGGCACACGTAAAATAGCAGTAGGCGGAACAGCCCACAAAGCATTTGTACCAAGCGATGGCGGTGTAACTGCATGAACTGTGATGTCGGTTAAATTAGCACATTGTTGAAATGCCCATTCTCCAATACTCGTCACTGAATTACCAATGATTATTGATGTTAAACTGGTGCAATGAACAAACGCACCATTACCAATAGATGTAACTGAATTTGGAATAGTAATGGACATTAAACTTGCACAAGCATCAAAAACATTATTCCCAATACTTGTAACTGAATTTGGAATAGTTACTGAAATTAAACTTGTACATAAGGCAAAAGTGTTATTTTCAATACTTGACACCGAATTTGGAATGATTACTTCCGTTAAACCTGTACATCCATAAAATGCACCCGCCCCTATACTTGACACCGAATTGCCAAAAGTTACAAAAGTCAAACCAGTTTCTCTAAAAGCAGAATCTCCTATGCTCGTTACCGAATTGGGAATGGTTACAGAAATTAATCCGGTTTGATTAAAAGCACCAGCCCCAATAGATATTACAGAATTACCAATGGTTACGGAAGTTAAACCAGACCTATCAAAAGCCTGTCCTTCTATAATTGTTACCGAATTTGGGATAATAACTGATGTTAAAGAAGTACAACCTATAAAAGCATTATTACCAATACTCATCACAGAATCAGGTATGATTATGGATGATAAATTGTAGCAATTTGCAAAAACACTACTTCTAATAGAAGTTACCGAATTTCCAATATTCGCAGATATTAAATTAAAACATCTATCAAAGGCAAATATGCCTATATCTGTTACCAAATTAGGAAGAGATACGGAAGTTAAACCGGCACATTCACTAAAAGCATAATTTCCAATACTCGTCACAGAATCTGGGATTGTAATTGACGTTAAATTAGCACACCAAGCAAAAGCATAATTTCCAATATTTTTTACCCCATCTTCTATCACAACAAAGGTAATAGAACTTCTACGACTATGCCAGGGTCGCCCTGCTGCTGTATAATCATTCCATGTACCCTCACCAGTTGTATTACTGTCAGCCAAAGTCACCCTAAATTCGCCATCGTCAAACAATCTCCAAAGGAGACCATTGGTTGGGTTTAAACCAAAATTGCCTCGTGCAACCTCTTGTTTTTGAGGAGGTTGTATCTCACCAACACCCTCTTGGGTAACTGTAATTTTAATTTCTTTTCCGGTTGGATTTCCATTCTCTAATTGAATAAAATTAATTTCAGCACTTCTTTCTGAACCTGTATTAGGATAAGCCACTATTGAAATATCTGTTAAAAATGGGCCGGGGTTATGTGCAATATTCACCCATAACCAATCAGGTATTGATGAATGGATTACATTTAATCGAGAATCAAAACCACCGTTAATAGTTTTTGCCGATATTATACCAAATGTTCGATTCTGATTAATAAGTGGAGTGTCGAATATAATATTAGAAACATCGCTTGTAAGAACATATTCTACAACATCTCCTTGTTCGCTACCACATCCACACCACAAATTTTCAGCCATTGCTTTGAGTGTGTTTTGGAGGACTGCCCCCCCTATTTTACCTTGTACATTGGTCTGTATCAGACCTTTAAGTTCATTCTTATTCATATCAATCTAATTTAAAAAAATAATTCAATTTAAAATGTATCTCTGTATCCGCCAAAGCGGTACTTTTCACTACTATTCTCGTACCTGTCCATGAGAACTCAATATCCACTTCATCACCCATTACATCAAACTGAAAAAAGTGATTTGGTGATATTTTCATTGTACCCATCTGCAACAAGTTATCTCTTGTTATGCAATATTCAATGATTAGTGCTTTGTGCATTAAAGCATTGAATACGGATACTTCTCTGGTTTCATCGGGTTTTACTATGAATTTTAATTCTCTTCCGGGTGCTTCGGGCGCAGGTGGTGTTACCCCTGTGCCAGGCCCACCCTGACCATCACAACAACCGCATATATGCCATGCTTTCAATGGGTCGTCCGGCGTTCCTTTTCCTTTGAAAACAATACTATTTGTATCTTCGGTAGTAACTTCTGGAATACCTTCACCCGGCACATACACTCCAATAAATTCTGCTTTTAATGGATTATCTTCCGAGCCATCGCCAGTCAAAGTTATTGTGCTGCTATCCTCTGTTTTGACTGTACCTGATAACTCACCCGATTCAATCATTAAATTCAACTCATCAAGTCTCTTTTTATTGATGTTTGCCAATGCCGTTTCAAGTCCTTCATATTTCTGACGTATCATTTCGGGTGTATCCGCACCCATTGTACCCTTATCTTCCCATTGAGTACCATTCCAAATAAACCTGCGAATTTCTTCTACTGTCTCGCCTTCCGTACCTAAAACCTCGACAATAACATCAGCCGAATCACCTATTTCACCTGTCGGGTGTGCTGTTTGTAATGCAATAACCGATGAAAAAACACCTTTATATTTCGGACTTTCGAGATTTTCAAGTTTTTCTCGCAGTGTATCAGTAAAATTGTTATCTGTTTGAAGGTCAGCGTTTATTACGTGGTCAGTTATTGTTATTCTTTCGCCTGCTTCGTATTCTATTGGCGGCGGACATTCGCAACCTGCACCACCTGTTTCTATTGTTTTGTAAGTTCCGTCATCAGAAAGAAATTTAGTTCCGTCACCATCCATTTCAAATATCGGTAAATTACCTATCTTATCAAGGTCTATATCTATCTCTCCTACAAATTTTGCTTTCAGTGGGCTTTCTGATGAACCATCGCCCTCAAATTCTATTGTTTCTGTATCTTCGGTGTGTATTGCAACATCAAATTCTTTTAAATCTACTTCCGATAAGTCTATCTCTATTTCTTTGTACTCTCCATTGTCGGATAAGAATTTTGTACCATCACCATCTTTAACGAATATTGGCAGTGCCGCGAACTGTTCTTTTGTCCATTTGAGAAAATTTCGGATTGGTTGAAATAAATTTGCAAAGTATGTTTTGTTTGTTGCAAATATTATATCAGAGGCTTCTTGGTCTTCGAGTTCAATATCTAAAATAGGTCTGTTTTTTATATGAGCGTCAGAAGTATCATCATCTTCAAGAAAATCAGATTGCACGTTTACTTGTGCGCCTTCTTCAATAGTATCAAGTTTGACTTTATTAACATTGGCAAGTGATATATCAAGACTTTCATATTTAATTCTAATAGTTTCGGGTGTTTCAAAACCCAATCTACCATAATCCTGCCAAAATAAACCATCCCATGCAAACCTATGAAGAATTTGTTCTGGATTTCCATCTTCATCAATAACATTTGTTATCACGTCAGCCGACCAACCTAATTCGCCAGGATTCCATGCAGAATAAAGAGCCGATATATGTGGGAAAACACCTTTATACTTGGCATCTTCTACCATTTCAAGTTTTGTTTTTAAAATGGTAGTAAAATCTTCTTCGGTTTGACTTTCTGCTTCTATTATTCTAATTATAAGATTGCCTTCTCTTAATTCATAAATATTAATTCGAGCGCCTGGGTCATATCTTACTGCTTCTAAAAAATCTAATTTTTCTCTTAAAACAGTAGTAAAATTCTCTTCTGTACGAACATAATTAGGGTCGTAAACAATACTTCCTTCGGGGTCGCGTACAAAATCCTCCGTATCAAAATCAGATAATTTAGTAGGTTTATTTTTTAAAAAATCAATCTTTTTATCATCGTTTTGATGCCAATCTGTTTGTATTAATTCAATTTGTTCTACTTCACCTGCAAATTCAGGCTTTTCCCAATCATTATTAGTAACGCCTTTCTTTAATGTCCAACAATCATCCTGACCAACGCATACAATCATCCGAAGTTCTCGTCTTTCAAGAGGTATAGCATCTCTTTCATTGAGTGTTGCAACATAACGCCAACCACCTCTACCATAAATAGCCTCATGTGTTGGGACTACGTCATCTGTTGTGAACGGAACAACTGGTGCTGATACATTCGACCCTAATATGTTTTTACCTACTATCTTTGCCATGACCTATGATTTAAAGACTTCTACCATAATGTTAGAGCCAAATTGTCTATGCTCTACTCTATAAACATCTAAAGATACTGTACGACCTTTTGAATTTTGAAAACCAGGAATAGTTCTTTTTTCCATTGCCGAAAACGCTATACCACCAACTCTAAAAATAGGATTACTACCCCAAGCAGTGGGCCAAGCCAAATATATAAACCTACCACCCGAACAATTAAAAAATCTTTTTTGCTCAAAATCATACCCTAATTCGGAAGTTAATCCCAATATACCTGCATTTGATATATTTTCATCGTTTGAAACTCCATAATACATTGAATCTAAAAAAACCAAAGAAGTTGTTTTTATTATTTCTGTTGTACCATCATTGGCTTTTAATGTCCAATCCCTATTATTAGTTATTGATAATCCTGAAACAGTTCTCGTTCTTTCATTAGCATTAAGAGTTGGTGCATCAGGTGTTATACTTTGCTCTGTAATAATTCCACTATAAGACCAATCAAATCTTACTGAATTAACAGTACTACCTCTTTCTATAAAATTTACATTATTTATAAAAGAAAGTATACTAAAAGATTCATACCCTGCACCACCCATTGAATTTTGTATTTCTTGTAACGCAAAATTTAATAAATCAAAGTTAGTTTTCCATTTATCTTCTAACTCTCCGCCTGTGGTAGGTATCCGACCAAATCTGTCTGATATTGCATATTCAAAAGGAAGGGGTAACTCTAACATATCTTAATCATCTATAAATGAACTTTTAAATTTTATTTTTCTAATATCGTCATTGTCATCAATAACCTTACCCTCAAACTCAACCTTGCTCGGTAAACGATACTTGTTAAAATTAGGTGCTGTTATTTCATACATACAACTTAATGAAATCGCCCTCGAATAGATATTCATAGGAGTAAATGATTCATTTAAGATTACATCTTCACCTGTCATTACAACATTCTGTAATCCATTACGTTCAAATATCACTATATTACCTATCGCACAAGCCTTAAACCAATTATACATAATCAAAACTTCATGGGTGTTATCCGAAGTAAAAACTACATTGTACTTGGCTTGAAACATTCTCGAATTAGTTGTTGCTAATGCAAAAGGGTCTGAACGCTGAAACTTGCTATTCAAATACCCAAAATCATAACCAAGACCATTTATATCAGATATTTGTTCGGAAGGCATACCTATATGAATTGTAGGTAAAGTAAACCGTTCTCTATTGTAAAATAAATGTGTTTCAATCTTTCGTGGATGGTCTTCATCTCTCGTAAATATCGCTAAAGCATTTTCAAAATAATCGTATGAGTTTGAATTAGGTGTATCGAAATCTCCGAATAAATCATACAAATAACTTTCTTCGGGATTATCTATACAATCAATATAATTATCAATGGTAAAATTTACCATATAATCAATCAATTCTTTTAAAATTCGCTCTGGAAATATCATTTTTTCTTATCTTTTTTATTTTTTATATGCTTTTTATAAGCCTCATTAATCATTTGTTGTTGGCGTTCTGTTAATTTTTTACCTGATTTTAATTGCTTGTACATCATACGAAAAACATCTTCAATTCCCTTTAATTCCATTAAATCTTCCAACATACTGCCAAAATTCATTTCAGTTTTTTCAGATGTTCTTTTAGGTCTTTCTGGCTCTTTGTATTTTTTTGGTGGTGCTTCTTTTTCCTTTTTTACAGGTCGCCAACCATATTCAGTCTTTTCAACTTCCACCATTTCATCACCAACTCTATGCACCCTACGCTCACCAACCATTGCTCGTTTCTTACCAAATCCAAATGCCTTTTCGATAGTATCCAAACAACCGCAAAATTCATCAACAGAAACCAATCCTTTTTGAAAATTTTCAGTCACTGTCTTCTCAATTATGTATAGGTTAAGTTCTTGATTAACAAAACTCTTCCTTATTTTATCTGGAAAATCGTTAAGACATACACCCATGCTGACAAACTTTTTTAAATTTTTGCAAATATATAAAAAAACCGCATTAAAAAATAATGCGGCAAAAAATAATTTGATTATTTGTGTTAGCAAAAGTACATTTTGAAGTCTTCTTCCGTCTTCTTTTCATAGTGGTCATGGACTTCTTTCTGGTCACACTCTATATAAGCAGCCTGCCAAGAAAATTTATTATAATGAGTTATCATTCTCATCAAACACTTGCAAGTTTTGTCTGCGCACACTGAAAATTCTTCGATAAGTTCAATATCTTCTACCGGTGCTTTTTTGAACTCTTCACTTAACAATTTTTTCGTTTCTTCTTCGTGTTTTAGGCACGATTCAATCAAACTCTTAATTGTACCGGTATACACGTCATTACTAACGGTATTCGGATAAATAGACTTGAACTTATCAATCTGGTAGTCATGCAAAAATTTCGTTGCTAAATTGAGGTCGGGAAATGCTGATTTCCACCTGCGATTAGCCTGTCTTCGCATTAAACAGATTACCTCTGCTTCTTCTTTCAACGAATGATACTCGAAGAACCTTTTCATACCCCTTGCCTGAATTAAGTCAGAAGCATGGGATAAATACCGATACAACACATGGGTTGCATATTTCCAATCAATAATCTTTTGCATGGTTTCAATAATTATAAGGGTTATTCATAACAGAATGAGATGTCCCACCGATAGGATGAACATCTTCTATAACTCTGCCATCAGGACACATTTTGTCCAAGTTCAAATAGGTTTGAGTTAAAATGAAAAGGTGTTGTAACTGCTTTTCGTTATAATCACCTTTCTTTTCTATCTCTGCCTCTAATTTTTCCAAATCATCATGGATTCTATTCTTTAGATGCTTCATCTTTTTTGTTTTTTACTACTGGTTTCTCGACTGTAAAACATTTCTCTATCGTACCTTTCATACTCAAAATGTTTTTATTCATACTCTCCAATTCATCTTTCAATCCTACAAGTCCTGAAATGCTTTTATTGGATTCTTCCAACAACATCTTCATTTCACCCATTACGCCAAGTATCTGAACATTAACAGAACTTTGTTGCGGTGGCTGTGTTTGAGGTTGTTGCGGATTATTCGGTTGTTGAACCACTGGTGGATTCCACTGGTTGTTTTGAAAATTAGGATTATTCATCTGATTTACTTGGTTCATCTGGTTTTGAAACTGGTTCATTTGTTGATTGTTCAAAGTATTTCTCAAATGGTTCATCTGATTTTGATACTCATTTTGTATTCTCGACAACTCGGTGTTATACTGACTTAAAAAATCGTTATTCATGTCCTTACTTTTTTAATGGTTAAAAATAGGGCGGCGGCAACCGCCCCGATAAGTTTAATAAGATTGTGCAAAAGGATAAGGAGGCTGTGCATAAGCCGGCCCGTTAAAACCTCTCGCAGCACCCCAACTTTGGAAGGTTGCGTTTACAGCGGCATTAGTTGAACGCTCAAACTCTCTTACCATGAAGTTGCGCTCGTTTTCGTGACGCAGACGGTCAATTTCTTGCTGTCTCGCAGTGTCAGTAATCAAACACTTAATCTCACCTAATTGGCGGTCAATTCCACAACGATTTTCCAAATCACGATATTGAGTTACAGCAGCAGTGTCGCTTATTCTGTAATTAACATCGGCAAACTGACGAGCAATGTCGTAAGATTGTTGTTGATTGTTCAAACGATTTTCATAACCCATAGTGGTTACAAGTTGTTTGTTTTCACAGCAACAATCGGCAATTTGACGCTGTATGTTGTTGGTATTTTCCAAGTCTCGTAATTGACCTTGATAACCAACACTCTGAATTAAGTTTTGCGTATCGCAGCAACATTTAGCAGCCGCAGCAGCATTAGCATCCATTTGACGCGAAAGAGCGAAAGTATCCCTCAATGTTTCAAATCTTCCGTTGTCAATTCGTTGTGCTAAATTTGTTTCAACAGCACCTATGTCTCTCGAAACATTATTCAACATACCAGTTAATTGATTGGTTTGGCTCAATAATGCCTGAATGTTCTCAAGACGACCGCTATTGATTGCACCCAATAAAGCAGTCATTTGATTCATGCTCGTTTGAACAGCATCAAACCTTTGTGTTCCAATATCCGCTCTGATATTGCTTAACTGATTTTGCATCTCCGCCATGTTGTTTTCCGCGCCGCGAAATTCACCGCCAAAAATATTATTGCGGAAGATTGCCAATAAGGCGATAAGACCTAAAATGCCATTGGCCA